CATAAGTCCGGCGATGCCCGCAAGCCCCGCCGCCATCTGTTCCGGTTCCAGCGTGGCAATGCTTTTCAGCGCGGAGGCCAGAATCAGGACCGAGGAGGAGAGGGCGATCATTGCCGTGGAGCGCTTCATTGTTCCGCGGACATTCAGGTCCAGCTTTCCGAACACCGCCATGGCCGCCATCAGCTCGGTAAAGAGCACCGTGATGGCCCCCAGGGACGCCGTCAGCTTTTCACTGTCGATCAGGGAAATGGTGAGAATGGATGCGGACAGCACCGCGACAGCGGCCGCGATCTTCAGCAGGGCCTTGGCGTTGACGTCATTCTGCCAGGCCTGGAAACAGCCCTTTACGCCGTCCAGAATCCCGATCACGCCCTCCTTGATGCTGCCGACGCTGTCTGTGACCTCCCGGAAGGAGTCCAGGAACTTCTTAATGCCCAGGGCGATAGCACCCAGGGAGACGCCGTTCAGCAGGTCGATGACGCCGCTGAAATTCGCGTTGCTCAGGCTCTCCACCAGTGCGCCGGCAAGGCCGCCGAATACGCCGATGATGCCAGAGACCAGGGTCTTTGCGCCGTTGAAAATGGTCTGGAGCATTTGCAGGAATTTGCTGTTTTCCAGGGCGGAATCCATAGTATCCGCCGCGTCGCTGACCCCGCCGCCCAGGCCGCTCACCACGTCGATGACCTGCCCAATGCGGGTCTGGATGCGTCCCAAAAGCGCCTGGAAGGATTCCAGGCCTGGGGCAGCAAAGGCGTCGGCGAGAAATCCGGTCAGTCGCTCGATCCCGGACACAACAAACTCCAGCGCCGAGGCGACCGTCTGGGCCACCGTTCCAAAGAACTCTCCCTGCTTGGCCGCCTCGTTGATGCCGACCAGGAAATCTCCGATCCCTGCGGTTATGGTGAGAATGCCGTCAGCCAGGGAACCGGCTCCGCTGCCCAGAGGCGCCAAAGCGTTGAAAATCGCCAGAGCGCCCTGCCGCACCAGGTCCAGCACCGAGAAAAGCCCCTTGAAGGTGCGCCCCAGCTTGTCCGCCGTCTCCTCGGAGAGGGTCAGCCACTCAGAAAAGCTGCGGAGAGTCTCCGTAAGAGAGTACAGCTGGTCGGCGGTTGCGGGCGGAAAGATTTCGCGGAATGCGTCCTTGATGGGGGTAATGACGCTGACCAGGCCCTTAGCCGCATTCCAGACCGCCTGGATCAGGTTTTCCCGTCCGGAGGGGCGCAGGATCTTTTCCGTAAACTCCTCCATGGAGACCGAACCATTTTGAAGTCCCTTGTCCAGGGCTTCAATCTGCTCGATCATCTCCGCGGTGTATCCGGCCGCCTTGCGCTCCTCCTGGGACATGCCGGTCATCTTCTCCCGCAGGTTATGGACCGCCTGCGTCAGGGTCTCGGAGGATACGACCCCGTCCGTCAGCCCCTGCTTCAGCGCGTCACTGAAGCTCTCCGAGTCGGCCACCAGCTTGTCAAAGGCGTCGCCGCTCTCTCGGGCCACCTCCTGGATGGACTCAATGAACCCGCCCTCATCGGCGATGCCCTGGTCCAGCAGCTGCTTCCAGCCGGAGCTGAGACCGCCGCTGAGTAATTCGTTTCTCGCCTGGGAGGTCTCGCTGATCACGCCGCCAATGGCGTCGGACACCTCGGTCAGCACTTCCTTGGCTTCCTCAAAGTCGCCAACCAGGATTTCCCATGTGGTGGTCCAGCCGGACTGAGCGCTCTCCTTCAGGGTGTCCCAGAGCTGGGTAAAGGTCTTGACCTTGGTGGCGGCGTCCTCCGCCGTCTTCGCCATTTGGGCGATGTCCCGGGCCTGGGCCTCCGAGAATCCCTGCTGGATCAGGTCGGCCTCGCTGTACGCGCCGGCAAACTGCTTCAGGGTCTCGGTAAGCACCTCTGTGGTGAGCCACTCGCCTCTGGTGAGGGATTCCCGGAAGGAGCCGTACATATTGATGGCGTTCTGCGCGCCGGTGCCCAGCAGCTCGGAGGTGCGCACCAGGGCGTCCTGGAACACCTTGCCGCCCATACCGGCGTTGACCACAGAGTTCCAGTCCATCAGGGAGACCTTGCCTGCGGCCAGGGCCTGGGAGAGCTGGTACATGGCTGTGGATGCCTGCTGGGAGGTGGAGCCCGAAATGGCCGCCAGGTTAGCGATACCCTTGATGGAGTCCACCGAGGTCCGCAGGTTGGCGCCGGCCGCGGTGAACGTGCCGATGTTCCGGGTCATCTCGGTAAAGTTGTAGATGGTCTTATCCGCGTAGGTATTCAGCTCATCCAGGGCCCGGTTCACCTGCTGGAGGTTGGTCCCCTCGTGCTGGGTGTTGGCCAGGATGGTCTGCACCGCCCCGATCTGGGTCTCATACTCCTGAAAACCCGTTTTAATGGGGTCGATTGTCAGGGCGGACACGAGCCGCTTTCCCGTGTTCACCGCCGAATTGGTGATGTTGGAAAGAGTCGTCATGGCGACGACCTGGAACGCCGAAAATTTGGCCTGGACCGTCTCCACAGACTTGCCGAGGACGGACATGTCGCACCGCTTCGCCGCGTCCCTAAGCCCGTCAAGGCTCTTGGCGGCGTTGTCCAGGTCCAGTCCCCGCTTGAGTTTGTCCAGCGTAGACAGGCTGGTCTGCACGTTCTGCTCGAACTGCCGGTTATCAAACCGCATTTCAACGATTCTCTCGTCGATCGTCCTGCTCATGACCGAGTCACCTCCTTCCAGGCGTATTCTGCTATCTGGTCAAAAATAGGCTGGATCGCAGGGTTGATGTAATCTCTTCCCTGTACCCAGCCTCCGGTCCCCGTGCCATGCCCGTATTGGAGAAGGATGGCGATGGGGACTCCATTTTGAATGTTGGAATTGTGAAACGAGATGGTGATGGTGTTGTTCTTGTTGGTAATCTCGTAATACCAGGAGGCGGCCGTTTCTCCGGAGTCAACCGGGGTTGCGGACGAGAGGGCCGCCACCCCCGCCCGGCCATACTTGTTCAGATCGCCGAGACGGACGGCCTCCTTTGCCCGTTCCATAAACCGGGTCAGCTTCGAGAAATCCCCCGTATGTCTGAAATGGATCACGTTCGGCCACCTCCTTCAAGATCAGCTTTTCTGTTTCCAGCCCTCGATGGCTTCCTTGAATTTATCGAAGCCGAACATGGCCGCATAGGCGGACATCAGCCCCACCACGATGGCGGCCGCCACCATGTACCAGGCGATGTCGATGCCCTTTACCGAGGCATAGGCCCCTCCCAGGGCCAGCGTCAGCGCCTCTGATACGAACAGCGCAACCAAGTTTGTGGGAATTTTGTCCCAGGTGATGCTCTTGACCACCTGCACGATGATGTTGGTCAGGATGGTGATTCCGCCAACAAGCATCAGCAGCGAGGAAATGATTTCCGCAGTCATCGATACTCCTCCTTAAATTGCCGGGCTCTCCACGGAGCCTACCGGCGTCTGTGAAACATTGGTGTTGAAATTGGCGGCCTTTGCCGTTTCAAAGGTGATGCCGCCCTCCCGGTGGTCGGATTTGCACAGGTTCAGATAAAAGCTGCACACCATGCCATGGGCGCCCCAGGGGAGCCCCACCATAGCGCCGATCCACGGAAGCGCGCCGGTGTATCCCTTGTAGACACAGTAAAAGGCCAGTAAAAAACCGCCGACAGTCACGACCCACAGCAGGGGACGAATGTCGGCGATCATCCATTTTGAAAACTGCGACAGGTCCGGCTTTCTTCCAGCTTTGCCTCTGGTTCGGCTTGTACGATTTCTCATCACGCAAGCCGGTAGAAGAGCTGGGCGGCCTGTTCACGGGTCAGCCCGGACGGCCACATCATGTTCGGCTTTCCGTCCACTGCGGTTCCGTTTCCGGCAAACAGCCCGACGCTTATACACCAGCCCCGCGCTTCCTGGGACCAGTCGCCGCAGTTGTTGTTCTGAAGACCTTTGAGATAATCCGTCATGGCGGCGGAGAACATCTCATTGAATTTTGTCTGGTCCATATCCTCGTCCTCCTCAGACAGTTTTGCATTTACCTCATCGGCGATCTGCCCGTGGCGGCTGTAAAGCCAGTCCCCTGGGCACGCCTTTGCCGCAAACCAGCGGTGGACGGTCATGTTCTGCTTATCCACCTGCCCGATCAGCGACTTGTCCCCCTTCCAGAGCAGCCGTTTAACCCCGTTTCTCTGGCAGATGTCCACCAGGAGGGCGATCAGGGACCGATAAGCCGCGTCAGATACCGGCCATCCCTGGTTGGCTCCCCCGTTGTTCGCCACCTCGATGGTAATGGCCCGGTTGTCGTTGGAGCTGGAGGAGGTGCACCAGGAGCGATTGCATTCCTCCACATAGAGTCCGATCCGGCCGTCGCTCCCGATCCCGTAATTGCTGCTGGCCTTCCGGCTTGGGCTGGCGAACAGGTTTCCGCAGCTCTCCACCGTCAAATCACCGGCCATACAGTGGATGGAGATGGTATCGATGGCGTGCTTGCGCCTACCGGAATGGTTAGGGGACAGCTTTGTGTAGGAGACCAATGGACTGTTGCTCATGGCGGCCGCCTCCTTTCCTGCAAATTGGTCGTAATACTTCTGCCCGTAGGCAGCCCGGCGGGCTTTGGCCGTCTCACTCTGGTCGGCCGGGCGTTCAAACTGGAGCAGGACCGCGTCGGAGGCAGCCCGGACAGAACTGGCAGACATCAGCATCTGCGCCAGGGAGGCGTAGCTTTCCGTCAGCTCCTTCCACAGGAACTCCAGCTGCGTCTCCAGATCGCCGATGCTCTTCTCCCTGCTTTTGGCAAAGGCCAGCAGGTTCTGCTTCCGGCTCCAGAAGGTCCACTGGGCAAGGCCGTAACCCGCTCCGTCATGGACAAAGTCGGCGTAAAGTCCGAAATCCACCTGCTGGGTGTATTCCTTGTCCGAGAGCCCCAGCTTCCTCTCATGGGTGTTCTGGAGATTGACGGGGTTCAGCCCGCTTTCGGCGTAGAGGTTTCCCATCAGTCCGGCGGCTCCGCAGTCGGAAAGCAGCTTCCCCTTCAGGAATCTCCAGATCCGTTCTTCATACATGGCGTCACCCCCTTGTGTTTCCTCTCTTCCTTCGCGCCGCGTTCAGGGCGCGGTTTTGTGCGAAAATATCCTTCTGGCTCATCTTCTTCTGCGGGCCAGTCTTGGCGCTGCATACGTTGATGAGCGTCATCAGCCGGTTCAAATGCCACTTCTGGCACTCGAAGGGGATTTGGTGGGAGATCATCCAGTAGTAGATGATCTCCGCCGTCACGATTTCCCTCCCCCGGCGGCCTCTCTGTTCCTTCGAGAAGGTGGTGGCCGTCATGGAGTCCTCGATGTAGTCCTTGACCACCGCCAGCAGCTGGGGTGTAATGGCGGTATAGACATTGGGGTCAACATTCTGGGTCAGGGTCATGCAGCGGACGTAGTCGATCTGCTCCTCCACCGTCTTCGACTTGGTGGACAGGTACGGCTTGTGCCACTTCGCCTCCCATTTTGAAAGGGAGACCAGAGAGTGCTCCAGACGAAGGGTCTGTTCCTTGGTCGTAATAAAGCAGCCGCTGTCGTCGTCATACTGCTCTGATTTAGGCACCACAAGTTCCAGCATCTCCGGCCCCCTGTTCAAACTCAGTTCTGCGGGGCGGGCGCGGGGGCCTTCTTCGGCTGCTGGATGACGCCGTTGACGAATGCGGCCGCGGCTTTGGCGTCGGTGGCCAGCTCCATGAACAGGTCGCTGTACGCGTTGGTCTGGGCGAAGGCGTCCCGGATCTCCTGATTCTTGACGAAACGCTTGCCGTCGGGGGACTTTTCGCCATAGGCCCGCAGGATGATGTCCTTGAACACGTTGATGATCTGCTTTCCGTCCTGGGCCGCGACCACGCGGTTGATCATCTCCACCAGACCGCCATCCACGGAAAGCTCCATCTCCGTCACCTCAGCGGGGGTCAGATTGAAGTAAAAGTCCTCGGTGCGGGGAACACCGTTGTAGTCCTCGTAAGTCATGGTTTTCTTCAGCATTGCAGTTTTCTCCTTTCAAAAATAAAAAGAAAGCGGAGCCCTCGGTGAAGAGAGCCCCGCTTTTGGGTTGGGGTGGTTAGGATTCCAGGGTCAGGTTGGTCAGCGCGTAGGTCTTGGTGACGGAGGAACCGTCCTTGGTGGAGGTCACCTTGACGCTCTGGGTGTTGTTCTTGATCAGCAGGACGATATTCTTGTCGGCGTCCAGGGTCACGGGGCCCTTGGTGCCGCCCACCAGCTCCACGGTGGTGACGGCGTCAGTCGGAGTCACGTCGAACTTCAGGGCCAGGTAATGGCCGGACTGCTCGGCGGGCTTGCTGCTGAACTCGGTGTAGCCGGTCACGTTCTTCAGCGTACCGGTGATGCTGTCCGCGCCCACCGCGACATTGGTCTGAAGGTCGGACACCTTCTTGCCGAACAGGGTGGCGTCGGCACTCTCAGGAGAGGCGGTCACAGCCACGGAAGGCTTGAGCAGCTGAATGACCTCCTCAGGCAGAGGCAGGCGGGCGTCCTGATCCTCGGTGCCGTACAGGATGTCCTCCAGGGCCTTCAGCTTGGCGGGATCGACCTTGGTGGAGGTGATGATCAGGCGGGCAGTGGGCTTGTAGCCGGGAACGTCCACGGGAGTGGTGGTGATCTCCCAGCTGGGGTTGATGGGCTCGGGGGAGTCGTTGACAGTCTGATAGCCCCGCTCAGAGGGAGAGGCCAGGCCGCCGTAGACCAGGTGCAGCTTGTAGCCGTGGTCCTGACCGTCCACATCGTTGCCCAGCTTGGTGCGGTAGCTCAGGCCGAAGACCTTGCGGTTCTGCTGGCCGGCGACCACACCGGGGGCGATCTCGGCGGAGCCGTCGCACTCCTCCCACTCATCGGGGTAGGTGTAGCACTCGACGGTCAGGCCGAAGTCCTCAGCGCCCACCAGCACCAGGTACTTGATGTTGTCGGCATAGAGGTTGTTGGGCTCCGCGCCGGAAGGGCTCTCGGTGATGCCGGTGATGCCGTTCCAGGGCACGCCCTTGTTGTAAAGGCCGGCGGAGCTGATGGGGTAAAGGACAGCGCGATCAACACCGGTTTCGTAAAAACGCTCACCGGTCTTGTCCCATACGATTCTACTCATTTCGGATTTCCTCCTTTAATAGTACAGGTTGAAAATATCGTGGTTCAGGTTGTCCGCTGTAAAATGGCGGTCATGGGTGCACATGGGCAGCATGGCGAGGCGGTGAGGGAGGTCGCTGTCCGGGTTCTTGTAGATGACCGTCACCTGGTAGTGGTCCAGCAGGCGATAAGGGGCGTTGTCCGCATGGACAGTTTCGATTTCGCTCCGCTCATAGACGATGCAGTCATACCGCATCTTCAGGTTCTCCGGCGGCTGGAAATACACATTCCCGGAGCCGAGAATGCCCTCCAGAACCGCCTGGAGCTCATAACGCCTATTCATAGTACAGCCCTCCGATGGTCAGGATCAGCCGCGGATAACCCACCTCGACCCTTGAAATTTTCCACTTCGCCCCCATGAACGTCACATACCGCATTTTGTGGAAATTCTCCCTGGCGAACGGATCGGCGACTATGCTGATCTCGTTCGCGACATTGATGTCATCGTTGAGCGACTCCCCAGACTGAAGCTGGCGTGCATTCCGGGTCAAATCGCCGTAGTACGGATACTCAACGATCTGCTCCTCATGCACGCCAGGCGCGGTCTGAATGGTCTCAGCATAGCCTACCGATCCATAAAATTTCGCCATTTTGAATCTTCTCCTCAGGGAGTGCCGGCCCCGCCGCCATCGCCGCCAGTACCGCCGGAGGCGAAGGCAGCCACGGGCTCCTCCAGAGCGATGGCGGAGTAGACGCGGGTCAGAGCACCGGACAGCCGGGTCTCGATCAGGTACTTCTGCTGGTTGAAGTCGATGTCGAACTGGTCGAACCGGGCGATCTCGCCGCCCTTGGTGGAGCCCACGGTGTAGTCGGTCAGGTTGACGAAGATGCCCAGCAGCTTGTGCTTGTGGCCCTCGTCATCCATGCGCACCAGACCCTCAAACTGCTCGGCAGTGTAGAGCTCGCCCACATTCAGGGCGGCGGCCAGGTCGGCCTTGGAGGTGTAAATGCGGCGGCCGTTCATGTCCCGGGCCAGCAGCATCACGTTGACCATATGGGGCGTGCAGAAGAAATCGGGGGTGCCGGTGCCCTTGTACTTCTCACGGGCATAGAGGGCGGCGGCGATGACTGCCTCAGCATAGATATAGTTCTCGCCGAAGCTCATGCTGGTCTTGCTGCCCTGGAGCTCGGCCTTGGCGGCCTCGATGTCCACGTCGTAGTGGATGGTGTAGAGGTCGTTGTCGTTCCAAATGGAGCGGATGTGATCCTCGGAAATCTTCATCTCATCATCCGGCTCACGGCCATCGCCCACCATGATGGCGGTAGCGACATCTTCATTGATGTTCTCCCGCATAACGGCGTACTGGTACTCCACCACATCGAAATCGGTGATGTCGATGATGTCGTCCCGGTGCAGGGCATCGGTGCGGTACACGGTCTGGGGATCGGTGGTCCGGGTGATGACGTTCATGTTGCCGGAGAGCTGCTTACGCTTGCCCTTCTGATAGCCGTGGGCCCGGATACTGTCCTTGCGGGTGTCCGCCTGGCGGGTGCGGATGCGGCTGATGGGGCTCTTGTGAACCTTGCGCATGACAACGCTCACCCAGCCCTGGTCACGAGCGACCCGCTCAGGAGCGCCGGGGCGCAGATCCTTGTAGTCGGGGAACAGGCTCTCGATGTTGTCGATGCCGTGCTTGAGTTCGTTCTGATCAGCGTAGATCTTCAGAGCAGTCCGAAGGCTACCCACGCTGCTGCTCTTGGCCAGAGCAAGAATGTCAGCGCAGTCGGAGTGGCTCAGAACGGTGTCCTGAGTGTCTTCAGTGTCGAACACATTGTGCTTCATGGTCTTGTTTCCTCCCTTAGATTTGTCGGATTTGTTGTCGGGGTCATCGGGGTCCTCTTCCTCGTCATCCTCGGCGTTGTCGTTCACCTGCTCCGCGGCGGCAGCAATCAAAGCGTACATGACCTTCTTCTGCTTCTCGTTCATGGTGTTGACAACATCCTCGATGGTCTCCTCGTCCTCGGGCTTCTCTTTGCCCTTGGACTTATCGCCATCCTTAGGTTTGTCCCCGTCTTCGCCCGCGTTGGGCTTGTCATCAGGCTTCTCCTTGGTATCGGCCTTGTGGATCAGCGGGGGCTTCTCATCGGGACGGTACAGGGAAATAGGCTCGTAAGCGGACAGGATCATCTCCTGCTCACCGCCTTCCCCATGAGCCATGTCCACGAAGTCAATGAAGGCGCCGGGATTCGCACCGGCCACTACCAGGCTGACCTCGCGGATGTCGCCGTGCATGACGTCCTTGTTCGGCGTCTGCTGGAGCCCATTGGCATAGATGGAGAGGGACACAATGTCCCCGTGCTGCACCAGCTCCTTGGCCGCTTTGCCGCTCTCACTCTCGTTGAACGTGCAGTATGCATAGACGCCGTCCTTGCGGTTCTCCAAGAGGGCGTGGCCCAGGATGTTGGTGGGTTCGTTGTGCTGGTGGTTCCAAACAAGAGGAACCGTCTTCCCGTCGCAATGCTCGAATGCGTTGTGGCGAATGGTTCGCCCATCAGCGCAGACAAGATCGTTTCGGGTAGCCCAGCCACTAAAGTCAAACTTCAGATCCATTTTGAACATTTCCTCCTTCGGATTCAGATGGTGGCTGTTCGCCCTCCCCTTTCGGGGCGCTTAGGTTACTGTTCCGGAGCTCGTCCGCCTTGGGGTCCTTCGACGGCTTCATACCGATCTTCTGCCGGATCTCGTTGGAGGTCATGATCTCATTGCGAGTCATCTTGTCGGCGATTTCGGCGATGTCGTTGATGGGCACCAGCCTGAACGGGTCTCTGAAGAACAGGATCGACTGCTTCTGTGACCGAGCAGTTTTGGTGAGGAATTTCCTCTTCATTTCGTCAACAATGGCGGACAGGATGGGTTCGATGGTCCGGTTGTCGTAGTTCAGCTTCGTCCGGTCATCAGCAGTGCCGTCCAATATCCCCTGGGTGATTCCCAACTGGCTGTAAAGCATACTCGTCAGGTATTCAATCTGGGACATCAGATTGTTGTCGATGGGCCGGTTCAGCTGCACCACATGCTCCGTGCCGTCGGTGTAAGCGACGCCATACTTGGAGCCGGACAACTGTTCCTCAATATCTCTACGGCGTTTTTCCGCCTGTTGACGTCTCGCTTCCGTCTTGATGACGTAGGGGAGCTGGATGATCAGATTGAGCTTTCCGGAGCCGCTCTGTTCGTCGATGGCGTCCAGAATGTTCAGCTTCCGGATCAGCCGCTGCATGGTGGAGTTGGGCTCGTTCATGATTGCGAAGAACGGGTTCTCCACCAGGGCCACTGTGCTCTTGGGCAGGATGATGTCCTGCTTTTCACCCCGCTGCTCGTTATAGACCCGCAGCTTTACGTGCTGTGGATACCATTCCAGGACCTTGCCGACCCGCAGCTTCTCGATTTTGTAGGAGCCGTTTTCCGGGTCGATATCGGTGTCCGTGGGCACGATGGCCACGCAGCCCTCGTCCAGCATGGACATGACCACGTCCTGGATAAAGGCCCGTCCGGTCTGGTCCAGATTCGCCTCCAGGGACAAGCAGGAATTCAGCGAGGAGTCGATCACCTCGGTAAACCGCCCGTCCTCATCCAGCCTCGCGTGCTGGATGGCGATGGAGGACGCGTCCAGCGCGATCCGGTTGTAGACCGATGTGATGATGGACCGCTCATTGCCCCGGCTGAAAATGGGCCGGTCCGGACGGTAGGAGGAGCTTGGGCCAAGCGGGTATCGGAACCCAAAGGTTTCGTTACCCAAAAAAGCGTTCCAGGCATGTTTCAGCCTGGAACCAAATGCAATTTCCATAATCTCTCACCTCCAGTCCGCGCTTGATGAAATTATGTCGTTGCTCTGTGTGTTGAATTTTGGGCATAAAAAAATCCGCAGACCCGGTTAAGAGTCTGCGGCATGGTCCATGGGATTACAGTTTCTTCATGTCTCCAGGACTGAGGTTGCTTCTCATGGGGTTGGTCCCATAAATCTGTCCATCGTCTGTGACGAGATACTGGGCAGGGGCTGTCAGTCCCGCTGTGATAGACTGGGTGTTAAGAACGATGCCATTCGGCTTGTCCCAATACCCGACAACCGCCTTATCGGGGAACTGCTTTGCGAAAATAACAATGGCTTCCTTTACGGTCATGTTTATCCTCCCTCTTTACATCTTTTTAGGTCGTTCAACCGCGGCCAAGGCATAGGTGGTTGGCTCGCAATTATCAAGGCGGTTATATGTGATGGTTTTCAGATTGACAAAGTCCATGAACGATCTGGTTTTCGACGGAGATTGAGTAATCTCTTCTCCGCTCTGACCGTCATAGATTCGAGTTCTGCCGCCCTCATTCTTCCAGAAAAGACTATGCTTACCCCCGAGTTTCCAAGCCACGGTCAGATTGCCATAGGACCCGTCGCCGGTCTGCGAAAGCGTATCGAGAACGGCTTGCCCCGACTTTTTCCTTCCCATTTTGACCTCAGGGGAATTGAAAGTGGCTTTGAAAAAGTCATCAGAAAAGAATCCATCACTGACTTTTGTCGCCTGCACGTCATATCCCTTCTCTCGAAGGGCCATGGCGGTTGTGCAGAAGGTGCAATTCATGGTGGTGCCCAAATCAGGATAATCCGGATTGGTTACTTTGACGCTCTCTTCCGCTTTCATCTTCCGGGGGAGGCGGGGGCACTCGTCAAAGTCTTTAATATCCTTCTCCCGGTTGAGCCTATCCAGCTCTTTCATCCGGCCTTTCCGCAGCATTCGGTTTTGTACCGCTTTCACGGCGAGAACAGCGGCAAATGCGGAAACATATGTAACCGCCTGGATTGCGAGATCTTCATTTACAGAACCGGTCAATTCGGAAACCTTTTTGGAACCCACACTCTTCAGAAAAGAATCAACCCCGTCCTGCTGGTTCTGACTATACCGTTCTTTTCCGGCTTTTGTCAATGTACCATCCTTGTTCTGGTAACGACGTACGCCCCATTTCATACCCTTGACGCCGTAGTGCATCAGGTATTCTTGGGGAGAAAAAGGTTTGTCGTAAGGACCCATACTTTTCCTCCTTCGCTTAGTGGGCGTAGTACGCTCTCAGCCGTTTGTTCTCCCTGCTCGTCTTTGCCGCCAGTAAACCATTGACAATCGTTCCGCCGATCGCGATGGTCGATGCGGCAATATTGGCAACCTCCTGGTTGTTCAGTTGGTTCGCGAGAAGTCTGGACACCACGGTGCTTCCAGCAATGATAACGCCCTCGGCCAAATAGGTCGCTTGGGTGTTTCCCGAAATAGTTTTTCCACTCTGGTAAAGCTTCTTTCCTTCATCGGCCAGTTTGTCGGTTTTCAGCTTTTCATAAGCGTTTTCCATTTTACGCTTCTCGGTCTTAACAGCGCTCTTGGCATCCTTGACCTGCTGACGGGTAGCTTGACCGGATTTGTAGGCGGCCCTGGTTTCGTCTGCTTTCGACTTAGCGGTTTCGTAGTCCGACTCCGCTTTGCGATACCGTTCCAGACCCTTGCGGGTGTAAGAACCGTCGTAGTTCTGGTAGCGTCTTACGCCCCATTTCATACCCTTGACACCGTAGTGCATCAGGTACTCCTGCGGGGAGAGAGGCTTTTCATAGGGCTTCATAGTACCCCCCCTTTTTTATTCAAATGCTTCTGGATTGTGCTTATAGGCCACATACGCATCCATCATGGCCGCCACAGCGTCGATTTTCTGGTCGGACCGTTTCTTCAGCAGCTTCCGGTTTCCATTGGTGTCCTCCATGGTGATGCAATTTCCCATGGAGAAGGTGAGCAGCTCCTCGTCAAAGAGCAGCATACGCTCTCCGGCCAGCTTTTTCAGCTCGCCCAGAGGGACAGATTCCGTCCGGGAACCCTGTCGGACCACTTCTACGCCGAAGGGGCCGTTTTCATCTGTCCACCGCTTGATGAACTCCTGGGCGTTGTATGGGTCGTAGCCAAAGCAGCGCACGTCATAGCCCCGGTTGATGATGTGCTCGTCCAGGTCATCGTAGACCTGCATCATGTCCAGAACAGTACCCTCCATGACGATCAGGCTCCCCTCCGCCATGAAGTCCTCATACTTCACCCGCATGGCCGCCGGCAGCTTGTGCAGGGTCAGCGATGTGATGTAGTTTCGGGTCTTGACGCCAAAGGAGCCATCCCGAAGAGGAAACAGGAAGGTAAAGGAGCAGAAGTCGTCGCCCTGGGAAAGGTCTGCCCCCAGGGAGCAGGGCATCTGCCAAAATCTCTGCCGGCGATGGGGGAGAGTCTCCTCATAGGTGAAGTAGTAGGTGTAGCCCTCCATGGGCAGCCCGAACCGCTTTGCCAGCATATCGTTGCGGGTGGCGGGGGCCGTTTCTGCCCGGTCAACGTCCTTCTGGTAGGTCTCGTAGGTCACGGTCTTTCCCAGATTGGGGTTTGCCTTGATCCACATGCCCGGATAGGCGACCTCTTCCACGGAGTCCAGCTTGTACCACCAGATGGACACGTGCTCCTGGGGAGGGCCGATACCCTGAAGAATGTTCATCAGCTCCATTTTGATGGTATCGCCCGCTCCGTTTCGGACCGTGCCCTCGGAGCTGGTGGCGATGATCAGGTAGTCGTCCAGCTTGGATGCGCCCTGCTCAATGGCACCGATGACATCCTCCCGGGCGTCCGCCGAAGAAAGCCACTCATCCACCGTGGCCACTTTGCAGCGGAGTCCCTGGAGCTTGTCCACCGACATGGGACGGACCTCCACCAGGGAGCCGGAGATGAAGTTCTCGATCCCCTTCTTTGTAGAGGCCAGCTTGACGCGGTTGGCTCTGGAGCCGGTGGTGTTCTGCAAGGAACCCTCGGTCATGAACTGAAACACAGGGCCTCTCGCTCTGGTGATGGCGGTCTTGATGGGGTTGACGATCTCCTCCGCCTGCTTCATGGTGGGGGCCGTCGTGATCTGATGGGTCGTCGAGCCGTCCACCACACAGAAATAGGCCTGGATGCAGGAGTCGTAGAGGGACTTGGCCGCGCCTCTTCCCACAATGAGGTACTGCTTCTTGGTCAGCCGCTGCTTGACCCGCTTCGTCACATACCGGCCGCCCCGTCCATCCGGGTTCGGCACATAGACAGAGCGGTCGTCGAAATAGTACCATCCAAACACCTGTTCGCCCCAGAGCTTGAAGGTATCCAGAAGATGCAGGTCGGAGCCATCAGTTAGGGTCAGCTCGTTCTCGCAGAACTCAATCCATCCCTCCACCGCCCGGTCATCGTAGTAATATCCCGGTGACTCGATCAGGCGGTCGATCCGCCACATCTCCATCGCCACTTCCTTGCAGACGTGAATATCCCCTCGGAGAACGGCGTCCCGAAATGCTCCATAATAACGGGGGACGGCGGTGTTGGATAACATGTACGCACCCGCCTCCCGTTACAAGCCCAGCAGCTTCCGGCCGACCAGGACCAGAGTGGAAAACTTCTGATCCGTCAGATTTGTGCGGTAGACGTCTTTCGGGACCACCTGCTCCATATCGAACACGATAATGGGTGACTTGGCCTTGAACCCGCCGTATATGGCGTCGTTCGTGTCCAGAACTGCGCCATAACCGGCCTCCTTGCACGCATGGAAGAACTTGGTGCGCTGGTTATACATATCGCGTCCCTTTCGGCTGTCGCCCTGACCGTCATAGGGGATGACGTAGTTGAACATCCGGTACACGGTCTGAAGGTCATCGGAGGTCGGCTTGTAGTCCGGCTCCCGCATCTTCCCAAGGACGGCCGCTGCTTCGCGGTAGCCCTTGAACTTGTACTTGTCGTTTACAAAGTACCCCTGCATCCGCTCCCGGTCAGTGACAAAGTTGTAGAAATCCCGGTCCTTCTTATAGAGGTCCATAAAGACCTTGGCTCCGGAATCCTCGCTGGCCACCTTCAGGTCGGTCTTGAGGGAATTGTCGATCCGGTACTTCATGAACGAACCTGTGCCGATCGCCTTTCCATCCTTATCATAGACCGTCTGGGGAATCGGCCGGTTGAACAGGGCGTTGTACTGGTGTTTATCCAGAGCATGGTGGGTGGCGTAGAACATATCGGCGTTCTTGGTCCGGTCCTTATCATAGGACAGCGTGCTCAGCGTGGTCTTATCAACCTTCAGCACCTCATCGAAGTGCTTCTTGTTGTAGATGCTGTTGCCGCTTTTGCGTTTGTTGGAAATGGCCTTCCGCTGGGACGGAGTATAGTCACCGCCGCTCAATGGATAGGGCGGGCCGTTGCGCACGCCCCATTTCTGGCCCAAAATGCCGTGGTGGCGCAGCTCCATACCGACTCACCTCAGCCCTTCAGTTCCTTGATGGCCAACGCGATGCCCAGTGCGCTGCTGCCAATGGCCAGAACGCTGCCGGCAACTTCCAGCGTGGTCTTGAGCGCTTCGCGGCCCTTGGAGACCTGAGCGGCAGGCACTTCCGCGAACAGCTGGTTATACTGCCGTTCCAGCAGCTCCCGGTTAATCTGATCCCGCATCTCCTTGTCGCTCATCTTGGACAGGTCCATCCGCTTTGGTGTCGGCTTGGAAGTGGTGCTCTCGTCCAGCTTCTTCAGCTCCTTGGCCAGGTTGGCGCTGGCGTCCACGGTGCGCTTGGTGCGCTCCAGGTCCTCCTTTGCCCAGCGCTTCGGATCAGGCTGGGAGAGGTCAATCCGGTTTTCCTTCTTCTTGGCCGCGTTCTCCCGCTTGTCACGGTCGTAGCGCGCCTCTCCTTTGGGGGTCAGCGAACCGTCCTTGTTCTGGTAACGGCGCACGCCCCACTTCATTCCTTTGATTCCGTAGTGCAGTAATGCATCATGCTCCATTTTGAAGTTCCTCCTTCCCGCTGGTGGGTTCGACTGGGTCTGCCGCAACGAAAAGCCGCCACTCAAACTCGCTGATCTGCCGGTTCATAGACTCGACGGCCGCAGAGCTGAGGGGCGGGTCAAACAGCAGGCGCACCTTCAGGCCGACATAAGATTTGACCAGGGGCAGGACGGCCCCGCCAGAAATGAAATCGGACCAGCCTTCGTCTTTCCCCGTAATGGAGAATCCGTTTGCCGGCCCGACCCCCATCTGTGTCAGAATCGAAAACACGCTGTTGATGTGCATTACAATGTCGGCGTCAAAGTGCGTGTAGCCTTCGTCGATCCCCAGCAGTTTCTTGACAGATGTCAGGACGCTTTCTGTGATCTCCATAGCACTCTCCTTACCGGCGGATCGCCACGTACTTCTTCGGACAGAACCCGGCGACGCCGTTTCTGGCGAGCACCCGGTAGAAGTCCTCCGTTGACTTGTCCATATCGACCAGAACTTCGGTCAGGACCGATAGATGTCCTGTGACCTCCGCCTCATTGCCGGGGCTTTTACGGATGGTCAGGTCGAGGCAGTTCACCACGACTCCCACGAGCCTGGGTGCCCTTCCCGGATTACCTTCCATGGCGCCGCCTCCTTGCTTATAGCGAAAAGTTGTGTTGTCATAAGGTGCGCCCGTTCCATGCCGCTCCTGGGCCACATGATTGATTCATCCCTGCGAAAGGAGGTAGAAACGACATGAAACGGTTAAGCGCAAAAGCTGCTAAGTCCAAAAGTCAGGCCGGAAGCGTGAAGGTTGTCACAGTCCGCATTTCCAGCGGAACAACGGTCACGGGAAAGCCAAGATCAAGACTTAGCAAGCCGGAAAAGAAGGGCGGAGTGTCGTCCCTCTTTTCTACATTTTCCAGAGGCAGGTGTCGTTGGGCCTTCGTACGACCGGCTCCGGAAGCAGCAGGTTCTCATCGCCGTAGTGAATGGCCAGATGAGTTTCGTGGATGGTGGTGATCAGGTACTCCGGGTCGAGGATCATCTCCACCCGATCCCGGATGTCCTTTGGACTGATGGGGTTCATGTGGTGAATGATGGGACGGCGGAATATCTCCCGTCCGGCCACACCCAAATCACACCCCAGGTCCCGGGCGATCACCGCGTCACGCACCCGCCGCCACTCCGGCGACTTGTAAAAAGCCTGATTCATATACCGGTCAAAGCCGAAGGTCTCCTCTCCGACAACGCCATCCAGACGGAGGTACTGATAGCGGTCCAGGAAGGTGGGGAGTTGGATCAGCTCGGAGTAGCACCTAATACTCATCCTCGTCCTCCTCCTGTCCGCTGTATCGCTTGAACGCGGCCATGGCCTTCTCGTAAAGCTCATCCATCCGGACTCCGGATTTATAAGCCTCGGTCTTGGCCTGGACCAGCTCCACCTCCTTGGCCAGCCGCTCATTCTCAAGGCGGGCCCTCGTGGTCCCCAGCTTCAGGATGGTGGTGACCTCCTGAGAGGAGGCGGTCCCTTCCAGCAGCCGCTTTTCCACAAGAGATACCGCCAGGTCGATCAGTTGGTTCTCGCGGCCCTCCGGCGTCAAGGCGGCGCGGCGTTTCCCTGCCTGACTGCCGGAAGACTTGATGGGTTTTGCCACGCTTGACGCCCCCTCTCCATAACTTCTGTTTTGTTTTCCATGTGTTTATGGGTAGTTCAGGGCGGCATTTGAAGAAGCCCGCACAAACGATCCGCCGGCAAGTGGAGAAAAATGACATTGGAGGTAATGCAATGCCTCTGGAGGAAAAAGGAGGTTCCAACCAGATAAAAAGAGTCCTTGCCAGTGAGTGCTCGTCTTGCGGGCTTGTTCAAACGCCGCCCCAAACCGAACCCATTTTTCAAAAATATCCCCCGGAGAATTTTCAAAGACCAGCGCGATGCAGAGGGGGTGCCATTTCGGAGGGACCCCCTATACCCTTTGAATGAGTTCGAGGCCGTGATCCGCAGCCGGTGGGTTGAATTTGTCCCATAAATGACAAAAAGAAACGCACTCCTGATGAGAGAACGTTTCTTTCCCAATGGCTACCATCGGTTTACCATCATGCGGTCACGGCAGGCTCGGATTGCACAATCTTCTTGACCTTTTTATAGATGCCCAGGGGGTCGTACTTGATGATATCGTTGATTGCTCGCTCGATTTCTTCCTGGTTCTCCTTGTCAGAGAGCTGATCGGAAGTACGGGCGATGCGCGCTAAGAAAGCGCAGGAATGATAGCCGTTGTCTTCGTCGAACCGATACCACGCTTCATACTGTGTAAAAGGGTCGTAGGGGTTATCGGTAGTAGTAAGCATACACATTTCCATTCGCTCTCACTTCCTTTCTTACTCATTGAGATACTTGGAAACGACAGAAGGCGAAATGCCCAAAGCATCTGCAATTTCGGAGTTGGTGCTTCCAGAATTGGCCATCGCTTTAATGCGATTGACACGAGCTTCAGACAGCTGCGTCGATGCTCTTGGGGTTGCGCGCTCCCGGACGACATCGGGATCAGAGTAACGAAGAATCTCTTTCAAGGTTGTATCAGAGATCGCGCCAGCTTGGATTGCTTCCCATTCTCCATCGGAGATCGTAATGCGCGTTCCTTTTCCGCTTGCACCAGTGGAAACGCGAGCGTCACTGATCGCTGCACGACGAATCTTAGAGATTTCGTCTTTGTCGGTGACATTGTTCGCCTGAACCTTGGCCTTTACCTGAGCATTGGCGATGCGCTGGGCCTCACGTTCCTTAGGGGCGTTAAGCTGCGCAGTCTTCAGTGCACTGGTCAGCCTTGCGACTTCAGGCGCATATGTTTTTGCTGCGCTGGCGTTCCGTACCAATGTCGGCGTATCCAGATACTCAAGTCTCGCCTGGTTGGCGAGTGCTTTCATACGATTGGCATAGTCGGCATAGGCATCTTCCTGAACGGTGCCAGAGGACAAGGTGCGAACATCCTTGGTTTTCTCCAGCAACTTGATCTTCGTCGTGGCCTGAACTGTTTTCCCAGTCTTAGGGTCTATATAGGTTCGACCAGACTCCTTATAGACGACTTCGCCAGTCTCCCGGTCAATGCGTCCACTGCCCTGACGCTCGGGAACATCGACGGTCTGCTTGCGCCTGGAAAGCAGGGTGGAGGCACCACCTTTCTCTTTGCCGGTTTCGGGGTCAGTGTAACCCTGCCACCGCTTACGAAGGGTGGGGATGTCGTTTTCAATCTCCGAACGCTTGTAGTCGAGTTTGTGCTTTGCCGCATCGATGACGACCATGCTGTGTCTGACAGCTTTCGTGATGTCCTCGGTGGGGGCCCCTTTTAAGGTCATATCGGTGATGAGGTTGGAAATCTTCCCCATCTCGATCTGGGTGGCTTCTTTTGAGAGAAGCCGGATACCGGTCTTCCCCTCGGTGGAGTATTCCGTTTTAGGGTCGAAACCTTTCAACCCCTCCAGGGCGGGGGTAGATTTTACAGAAACCTTTCCGCCAACAGGAATGACAACAACCTGGTCGCCATCAAAGTCCGCGCCGGACAGCCGTTCCGCCACCTTCGGGTTGATGCCGACCGCATCCCTGATGTTCTTGCCGAGAACGGAGATGGCCGACTGATTCTTGTTGTTGACCGTCAACTCCGGAATTTCAAAGGTTCCGCCATGAGGGTAGCGGATCAGCACAACTTTCTCACCGTTACGATAGTTGGGGGCATAGATTTCCGTTTCCTTCATTGCTGTGATAGGCAGGATGACCTGTGTGCTCTGCCGGGGGAGGGCGGCCGCTTTCAGATGGACGACGGCAGAATCACATTCATCTGCAAAGTCCATAAGAAGCTTCCGCTTGATAGTCGGGTTGTTCAGAGAGCAAATCTCGGCGAATTCATCGGCCGCATCGGCATAGGTCAAATCCAACTGCTTCTGGATCAGTTTGATGGGCTGCTTGGATAGGAACTGGGAGGACAAGTTCTTACTCATCTTGTCCCAGTCACCCTCCTCCTTCAGCTTATTGATGGCCGACAAAGATTTTTTCTCGCCGGTAATCGGGTCTGTGTACTTGCCATTCGGGTCGGGGTAGTAGCTCTGACCGTTGGCCTTGATGAATGCGCCGAAAGGATTGTCTGGGTCATCCTGAATCTTTTTGAATACATCCATCTTGGGCGTTCCGGAGTGCTTGTTCGTGTTAAACACGATGTCACACCCCTCCGGCATGTCATCAGAATACATGGCCATGCCCTTGAGGTAATGCGTCCCATCCACAAGAATGCGTACCTGCGCATAGTGAGCGTTTCCCAGGTCAAGGTCTGCAACGCCACGACGAATTTCAATGACTCCGTCCTTGTTCGAGCCGCCCTCATCCCCATAGAGCACCTTGACTCGGCTTGAATCGATGCTTGCCGGATACTCGCGCTTATCCCAGGATGCGCCTCCATCCGAAGAGTGATAGTCGCCCACCGACTTGATGATGTCGAGGTTCTGGTAGGCGTCTCTCTGCTCGATGTCGGGAACCGAAATAACCGGAGTGATTGTCCGCTTCTTGGGATCGTTCACCTGAGGGACTCCAACGCCATATCGGTTATAACCTTCTGTTTCCAAAATGAACAGAGCTTCCTGAAGAACTCCTTTCGAGACGCCAAGCTGCTGCTCTACGCCCTCGCCAACATCAAGAGCCCCTTTTACTGCCAGCTCTTTCTTCAATGCCTCGGCGGTAGCAAGGGCCTTGTTCTTGTTGCTGGCGGTGTTTTCATTGAGAAGCGCACGAACCGAGGAGTCGTTGTTGTACCCCATGATTTTGGCAATCTCATCGAGAGTCTTTCCTTCTTCACGAAGGGACTTGGCCCGTTCCGCCTGGAGAGCCCGTCGCTCATGCTTTGCCACCCGAACCTGCATACGAAGGTCAGTAGTGGACATCTTCAGTTCTTCGGCAATTTCTTTTTGGCTCTTTCCCATGGCTTCGAGTTCTTCCACTCTGGCCAGAAAGTCGCCGCCATGCTGATAGGGGTTTTCACCAGAACCCCAGGGGTAGCGCCCAGAGCGCCGCTTGACGCCATAGTGCATCAAAATATCTTCCGCGATGGGGTTCATGGCTTACTCCTCCTCTTTGATACTGTTGATGATTTTATCGAAGGTTATGATCCGGTCCATGATGGGGAAAATATCTTCGATCGTGGGCTGGTGACAAATGATTCCGTCATTCTGATAAATACGAAGCTCCATTTGAATCTCGTTCGGCTTGTAGTTATACTCCAAGCAAAAGAGCGCCGCATAAATCATCAGCTGTTCCATGTGTGTCGGACTTTCTCCAGTTTTCAAATCATGAATCCGGAGCATGTCGCCTCGAAATGAAATCGCGTCAGCGGTGCCGAAGCAGTTCGGGGAATAGTAGAGGATCTGTTCCGGCGTCATCTTGTAACCGATTGCATCGTTGACATACATGTTCAATGTCTTTTGCGACTTGGGTAGCCGCTGACCCAGCTTGATGCACTGGGCGGCAAAAGAGTGAAGGACTGTGCCGCGCTGGGCCGCACGATACTTGGCGTAGGCGTCGGCCACCTTCTCTTCCGTGTAGTTGATCCAGTGATAGGTGCTCGCGCCAAGAAAAGCATGTTGACCCTCAAGGTTGGAATGCTTTACAAAGTTCATCCAACACTTCCTCCTTGTTCTCCGGGGAGATGAATCTGGAGAACGACATCTCGTTCATCTTCCCAACGTAATATTCCTGGTTCGGCTGTCTCTTGGCTTTGTTAGATCTCTTGCATTCAAGGGAGGCCCATTTCTCGCCGTAAAGAATCAACAGGTCGGGAATGCCCTGGCGCTGGTCCATCTTAAATATCATGCAGCCAGGGAATCGTGCTTTCAGCGTGCTGATGAGCCGGTCTTGAAAACCGCTTTCCAGTCTTGCGCTTCGGGCCATCGAACGGCCTCCTTTCCGATAAAAGTGATAGAAAGAACAAGATATGCGCGACATATCTCTCTCCTCTCCATAAAAGAGTCTGTTTTTTTCGCGGAAAGAAAAACAGCCTTAAAATATCAATTTGGGCAAAAAGAAAAGAGCCGCGGCTGGCGGCTCTAATCTTTAATCGATACTAAATCCTATTTTCCGTTTTGGCTTGCTATTCTTCTCGGCAATCTCCTCGACCTTTGGTTTGCCAAACGATTGCCAGATCGTGGCTCCGGCGCATGATCCAATCGCCGCCGCCATCGAAGTGGTAAACGTTATCAGTAGTCGGGTCGAGTCATTCATGTTCGGTTTCATAACATCGCCTCCTCATAAAGGCGACGGTTTTTCCTGCGAAAACAAAAACAGCCGAGACACCCGTAGGCACCTCGGCTAAACGCAGAATATCAATTTGTTTTCCATCAGCTGTTGTTCCGCAGATACCGAATCAGAATCCAGATCAGCCAAAGACCTCCCGTGCAGATGGTCAGGATAAGGTCCAGCAGCAATCCGCCGCCGCTGCGTTTCTTTCCACTACTCATAAGAATCCTCCTTGTCAAGCTCTTTCTTTTTGTTGTCGCGACGAATGATCTTCTCAACGCCGGCCTTTGCTTTGACGGCAGTATCACCAGCATGGGTTTTTATGTGCTCCCATTTCTCGGCCCGCCTATCGGCTCTTTCTTGCTTCAAGGTGGCTTTTTGCCGCTCAGCTTCTTCAAATATCCGTAGACTCTCATCGATTACCTCACGAGTCACATACTGGATAATAACAACCTCTCCAGGCTTAAGTTTTGAGTTGGCCTTTTTATTGCAGGCAACGACCTGAAGGTCAAAACAATCCTTGTATCTAACATGCGCATCTCTGATGCGAACTTCGATAGGCAGCGCTTTCAGACCGTGGCCCTCTATAAGTTCTTTAGCTTCGTCCAGTTTCAAAGGGAACTTTTTGGAACAGAGCTCCGGCATGGATATCAATTCTTCAGAGGGCTCCGTTTCGTCTTTTCTGGGGATTCGGTCTATAAACTCAATCGCAACTGGAGTCACAGCACTAACGATTCCGGCGACAAGTCCGAGCTTCCCGCCAATATTAGGATTCGGTTTGTTAGATCTTCCCATCAACCTTCCCTCCTTTGGGCAAAATAAAAGAGTGCGCCCCAATGAAGAGACGCACTCTGCAACTAAAGCGCATCTCTCATTGTTGCCACACAATCTCGTTACCCGGCTACGGGCGCATGAGTATAGAGAGAAGACACTTGTTGCCAAGATGTGTTCTCCGTAGCCGAATAATTCTTTATACGATTGTGTGGCGGATTCAGTATATCACAATGCATCGTGAAATGGAAGAGTGAACTTTGCAGTCACGTCATCTTGTGAAAACGGCTCGAAACAGCCTCAAAACTCACTATTTTGCCCTTGCTGGCCAGTTGGCCACTTTTTTCTTCCACTTATATATAATTTTTAATATTTTTTTCGCATTTAATTAAGAAAAAAAGTGGGCAAGTGGCCAGAAAACCCGCAAACCCTTGGGGCGCAAGGGTTTCAGCCTGGCCACTTTTGAAATAAAAGTGGGCAAAAAGTGGGCAAATGGCCAGTTTTTCACCAATTTTCCGTCCGTACACGGCTATCCAACCTCCAAATTTTCGCAAAATCCGAACCCAAAGTGGGCAAATGGCCAGTTTTACAGACCAAAAGTGGCCAGCAAAATGACCTGCTACTAACAGTAATAGTAGCAGCTTTTGACCATCTGGGCAGAGATTTTCAAGCCGTGTACGGACGAATTCTATTCTAAGTTAGCCTGTTTTCTATCTTAGATTAGAAATATCCAGCCTCATTCTCAATAGGAACGCCGCTGGTAAGGCCTGTTTCGAGGGGCAATGGGGTGGTAATGATAAGCCGGAAACGCCTGGTACGGACGCTTTTTGAGCAGAGACATGCCGTACTTTTTCGGCGGGACAGACTTCCGTCCGGGCCAAATATCAGGGCTGGAGAAGACCTCCTCCCACATCTTTGCAAATGCTTCGGCCGCATCCGATATCGATAGAGCCAAGGCGTCCCAGGCCTTCTGTATCTTGGCGACCGTTTCCAAAGTCTGTTCAAGTGTCATACTCGACCTCCACGTAATGCGTGTTTTGGAATCTGTACGGCTCGACTCAACTGATCAACCAGTTCCGCTGTTGGTGTGGCTGACAAATCTACCTTCACTTCAACATTTGCTTCCGGCAGTGGTAAATATCCAAGCGCCTCCATTCGCTTATGGTCGCAGGTGGATACGTACGGACACGCTTGGCATTTCTTCGCCAATCTTGATAGACCCATTCCACTCACCTCCAAACCTTTCCGGAACGCTTATCCACAAGAACGATCCGCCCCTCGATCTCGAAGTCCGACAAAGCGCAAATATCAAAGATCATATGGAGCAGCTTGTGGAACCGTTCCTCCTCGGTCTCAATGTTCTTCAGGGCCTGATAGGCGGTCGGGTCAGAATATCCCTCTGCGTTTTTTCGGTCGTTCCAGGACAATCACTGTCACCCCGTTCCTTCATAAATTTGATAAGCGATTGAGCGTGCATGTCGCTGATGCCGTATTTTTCTTGCAGCTTGGAGACGAACCAATCGGGAACAGGTTTTCTCCCGCACTCGATGGCAGACAGCTCAGCCGGTGAAATATCAAGGTCCTTTGCCATGTCATAGAGCAGGAGCGCCCTGACTAAGCGGATGTTCCGTACTGTTCTTCCAAAATCATCAAGTCCCATGCTCACTCTCCTTGTGCCACGCCTCCACATCGACGCCGATTCTCTTCAGCATCTGAGTGCAGAGCCAAATATCATCCTGGTCCTCCATCTCATAGCGGCTGACCAATTCTTTGATACGGTCGTGGAAGGCGTCGTAATAAGTTCGGAGCCGCTGAGCCCCGAACCCGAATTGCTCATGCAGCACCCATAAAATAGTCGCGTCGATCTCGGCGATATGCTTTCGGTCGTACTCTGCCAGCTCCCGCTGGATCTCCAAGTCCATGGCTTTCTTCTCCGCTGCGGTAAGTACGGCCCCGTACACCTTTCCTCCGGCTTTCTTGACCTGCATAGCTGTCTCCCATCATTCCGTTGGTTTCAGCGAAGACCGGCCCGAATATCACTGCGGGCTGAGCAAGCACCAATCGCCATAGAGGCAGCATTGGGATCGGGCGTTTCCATCCCTTTCTCCTCATCCATCTCCAGAATGGTCATGATGGCGTAGTTGGCCAGATCCATCAGGGTGTCCCGAATGGATTCGTCCGTAACCTGCTGCTGACCGGCGTCATTTGCAGAGAGGCGGGAGAGGGTCTTAAACCGGGAGAACTTGTCCCCCAACCGGATACGGGTCATAGCCAGCCCCTCCTCTACAAAGGTCTGATGGAAGCTGTCGCCGTAGTCATGGTTCTTCCTTTCGTACAAGCTGTTCAACTCGTCGCAGATCGCCTTATGGCGCATCACTTTTTTGTTCATAAATTGGCTTCTCCTTTCAAAATATCAAACCGAATCGTCCGTTGCTTCGATCGCCCGGTTTATTGTATCGGCCATGCGATTAAGAAGCACGATCATAGACAACTCAAATCCACCGGAACAGCCGATCTCTTCAAACGTGATTCGGTAATTTTGTTGATATCGTTGTTGACCATATTGTTTTTCCACGTGGATAATGATAGAGTTGGTCATCGCTTCATATCGCCACATAATCTTAAAATGACGATGTGCAAGATCAATCAGTGTTTTCTCAAGCATCGGGTCTTCCTCCCAAATTCAGCTTATCGAACTGCTCCTGTGTTCTGATGAAAGTACCTGCATTTCAGCTCCACCGGCTCGATCCAGGGAATATCATGCAGGCGAATGCTCCTGATAGACTCGTCATCCTTCGAGGGCCGGCGGACGCTCACCTCATCCACAGCAGTTTGTGCCGCCAGATACTCCGACTTGTACTGGCACACGTCCCTATGGCTGCATCTGGTGCAGCAGGTTTCCTTTACTCCAAACATACGAACCATCTCCTCATAATTTCTATCAATCGTTGCCGCTTTGACATTCAGTTGATGTAGAGCCATTTGCAGCTCATCCACCAGGTAGGTTTTGTCATGGTCTTTAGGCTGACGAACCAGGCCTCGAATCCAATCGGCGACAGTAACGGGCGGAGGAATCTGCAAACCAAGGTCGCGAGCCATACTATCGATGTATCTCGCCATCTGGCAGGTCGGCGCCACAATGACCGCGCCTGTATCTGCGGATTGCCGAATCAGAAATGTGGTTTTGCCCGATTGTCTTCCTGAAACATAAATAGTCATGATGCGTTTTCTCCTTCGACAACAGATTCGACGATGGTTACGGTCCCCTCAAACACGCCGAATTCAGACGATTGCTGAAACGTGTGGGTTTCAGGCTCCTCGTCATCCCGCATGGGTCTGGTCAAATACCACAAGGAATCCTCTTTCCAAGTGATCATCTCCAGTTTTTGCCCGGGTTCAAGTTCTAATGTCATATCGCCACCGAGAGAGCGAGCGACGCCTTGGTCACATCCGGTCAAAAGTCCCAACGACAAAATAATGCACAAGAGTGTGCCAACGTAAATGCGTTTCATGTGTCCTCCCTTCAAAATATCAAAGGACCTCCGTAAGAATCCGGAATTCCTTGAACATACCATCTTCCAAAGTTACTTCAACGGGCTTCCCCAACAGCTCGGAAATATAATTCACCTTCGCATCATTGAGGATTTTTGCCACGCGGTCGAGGGATTCCGCAAGATTGGTATGACGAGTTCCAATTTCCCAGTGGCAGTCTGGAGACATGTTTACAGTGTATTTGCCACCATCCATGACGCCACTGCCAGACATCGAGAAACCGAGTTGGAGCCCCAGCTGAAACGGGTAATCTTTCATACTACCAAACTCGACAAAGTCAATTTTACCCAGTCTTTTCTCAATCATTTTTATCCTCCTCTCCGACCAGTTTCCGGTACAGCTCTTCCGCCTCTTTGCCTTGGAACTGATTGATAATCCGGACATTATCGCCCGGAGCTTTTCTCCCAACGATCAATACCGCAGGGTCGCCGTGGCTGTGGTCGAATCCTACCAGCACAGTGTCGAAATTTTTCATATAATCCACCTCAAAAAGTCGAACAGAAGTTTTACAAGGAATAGAACGCCGAGGATGGCCAGAACAGCGACCGAGTTGAAGATGAACCTTAGAATATCATCCCAACCATTTTTCATTTCTTGGTCACCCGCTTCGCCTTCCGCTCCTCATACTCGGCCTTTTCAATCTGGACCATCTTTCCGTCCTCTTCCTTGAAGTAGCGGTTAAGCTCCACCTTCTTGTCATCGGGCGTAAGAATATAATGGTAGCCAACCGTATCGTAGTCGCCGTTCTTAGGATCGACCAGGAAGTCCTCCGAAAACACGCGATACTTCTTGCCGGCAGGCAGATAGGGCATGGTGATGGGGAAGATCTTATCCACGAGCCGGGTCATGAAGCCATTGCTAAAGGCCGCATTCGGAGCATTGATGTTTATGCCGCAGACCCGTTCGGCATCGGAATAGGTGGCTGTGCCATCCGGAGCAACCTCCTTGAACAGGGAGGACATGCGCTTGCACTGGTACTCCTGATATCCTTCTTTCCAGTTGCACTCACCGGTGATGTCGCTCCAAATATCAGGAGTGTCCTCAATGGGCGTCAGGCACTTGCCGTCAATCAGACGGTTCAGAATGCTCTTGGTGATCTGGATGCTGAAACCGCTGTGACCATCCCTGTAAAGGCACTCGTAGGCCCTCAGAGCGCTCTTGTAGCAGGCCACGCCATAGGCCCAGTCATCCGTATCCTCCGAAGCCTCTTTTTCCCGCTGACAGGCCATCTCGACCTCCTGAGAGGCCCAGCGGTTTTCCTCTTCGTCCATCAGCACCGCCCGGTCATCCCAATACTCATTGGCAAAGACCTTCCGGCAGTCCCCGCCAAAGGCCTCGACGATCTCAGGCAGGTTCTCGTTGACTGCGTCCAAGTGAATATCATGCTCCTTGCAGAAGCCCACAGCCTTCTCCAGGGGCTCGCCGACACGGTTGGTCCAGAGGATGACCTTGGTACCGTTGGCCTGCTCCTCTTTCAGCCGATTGATGTTCTTCCAGATGGGCTCTCCCACCTCCGGCCACTTGTTGACCGCAAGACAGCCGTCGAAGTCCACGGCAATGATCTTCGGAGGGGTAGATGCCGTAGCGTTCTCGGGTTCCTTGGTTTCGACCGCATTTGCATTCATTTCGTTCATGGTGTTTTCTCCTTTTCAAAATATCAATCGATAATGGTGAGTTCACTCATCGGAACGGTTGCCAGTGCTCCGTTCGTTTTCTTGATAACGGCCTTGTCTGCGAAGAGACCAACGCCGAGCTGTAAAATATCAACCTCTTCGGCGCGCTCTTTTGCCAATCTGAGGCATCCCGAACAGGCTCCTTCGGGAGCCCACCCCAAATTCATACAAGCGATGCAGTCGGGCACACTCTGATAAATCCCTTTCATGTCGCTCCTTTCCAGAAAATATAAATGCCCCGAACTGCTGTTACACAATTCGAGGCATTCTTTTTTTTCGTATTTTGTTTAATCCGAGGCTTTGAAGTTGTAGACCGGGCGAATACGCTCCACAATGTCCGCTGTGGGGCCGATTTGTGCGATAATCTCATCCATGCCCTTATACGCCATGGGAGATTCGTCCAACGTATCCGGCACCACACAGGTCGTATAGATGCCTTCCATTTCCGACCGGAAGGTTTCCATAGACAACGTATTGAGCGCAGCTCGCCGGCTCATCAGTCTTCCCGCGCCATGCGGAGCGGAGCAGTTCCACTCTTCATTTCCCTTGCCAATGCAGATCAGGCTTCCGTCACGCATGTTGATGGGGATGAGCAGCTTTTCGCCAGCTTTGGCAGAAACGGAGCCTTTGCGAAGGATCATGGCGTCCGTATCAATATAATTATGGATGGTGGTGAATTCGTCCGTAATCGTGAATCCCATCCCGGACACGATGATGTCCGCCATAGCTTTTCGGTTCAGAACGGCGAAGCGCTGGGTCAACTTCATGTCGTGGATGTAGTCGTCGAACAACTTACCCTCCACATAGGCCAGGTCTTTCGGAATATCCAACACGTGCTCTTTCTTCAGCGCCGTAATGGTCTTCTGAATTTCCTGGAAACGCCCCTCCGCTTTCAACTGGGCAATGGTCTCCTGAATCTGATGACGGGCTCCGCCCCAGAGTGCCAGGCGGCCTTCGTTTTGATAATAGTCGGCCACTTCCGTTCCGAGATGTCGGCTCCCGGAGTGAATCACGAGAAACAGCCGCCCGTCCCCGGCTTGGTCTACCTCAATAAAGTGGTTACCGCCTCCCAAAGAGCCGATGCTGTGAACTGCTCGGTCAAGATTGACCTGGTCGGCACAACGGAGCTGGGTCAAGTCGATTTCCGAATTGAGAGGATGGGGAATATCGCGGATTTCTCGGCCGTAGGGAATCTTCTCCCGAATCAGCGCATCCAGCTTGGCGAAGTCAATCTCGCGTTCGGCCAGTTCCACAGTTTCCATACCACAGCCAATATCCACGCCTACCATACCGGGGACGATCTTGTCCTGAATGGTCATAGTGGTGCCGATGGTACAGCCTTTACCCGCATGGACATCGGGCATAATGCGGATTTTACAGCCTGCAAACTCAGGCCGGTCACAAACAGCTTGAATCTGCTCCCGAGCCGCTCCTTCCAGCTCATTGGTGTAGCAAATAGCAGTGTTGTATTGCCCTTGAATTGTTATCACAGTTTTTCTCCTTTCCTGTGGGCTTAGAACTCTAAAGGCTCATAAATATAATTACTCTTCCACGATCTCGAAGTTCTCAGGAGGGTACAGATAATCTTCACCGCTGTCGTCGACCAGCCTATACCAACCCTTTTCCATGCCAAGAACGGTATAAACTTTATCGTGTGTAAGCATCAGGAACTCGGTTTCGCCTTTCCAGCGTACTTTCATAGCGTTCAAATATCAATCCTCTTCGATGTCTTCCTGGCGAATCTCCTCCGTATCCCAATCAGGACCGGGTAAGTCAATATCGGCCAGATAGGCAACGCCTTCCTCCAAGACCTCGACAATGGTTGCTGTCCTTCCGTCCTTCAGGCGGACTTTGTCATACTTTTTAACCATGCGAACTCCTTTTCACCTTCCGGTTCAGACTAATGCTCGTTAAATCATGAGTTAGAACTGCACGTCAACCGAATCGAAAATATCACGAAGGGGGCGTCCATCGAAGAAGTCGTCCGAAAGAAGATCGTCAATGTTGTCGTAGTCTTTCCACACCTCGCCATACCACATAGTATAAGTGGTCTCTGAATCCTGAGTTTGCGGCTCTACGCCACATTGTTGTCCATTATACTCAAACTCGGCCGTGGCATACTCATCGCTCAGAATCGCTACAAACTCTTCTAAAGTCATAAAATATCATCATTCTCCTTCCTTAAATCCTCCGGTATCTCTTCCTGAGTGCTACTAATTCGTTTTCCGGTTTCACGATCCCACTCATAATAATGAATGTGCTCGCCATGACTTCCATACGAATGGTGTTTTGGGTTTCCGTGATCGGTTGTGTGTATCTCCTTTACTTTCCAACCATCGCCGTCATAAAAGGCACGAGTTTTAACGCTACTGTCAGAAGTAACATGGTCGACAACACTGTCCGGTTCATCTCGCTTAGAAGGAGCAGTGTGTCCTTTGATGGTTTTTGTCACTATTGTATCAGACTTCCCGGTTTTATCAAGCGGATACGGCGGCCCATTACGAACGCCCCACTTCTGACCTTTGACGCCATGATGAGCAAGGACATTAAATCCAAGCCGGCCCCGGAGTTCCCAGAGAATATCTTCCACGGTTTCGCGGGTCTTCGGGTTCAGTTTGATATAGTCCTTATGTTCATCATACCACGAGAAGATCTCGCTCAGATTACCTTCCGCCCAGCTGAAGGCCCACCAGTCGCAGATCATCTCAATAATATAATTGTAAGGCATCTCCAGCAGGACTTCGCCTTCACCGGGGTCATCGTTGATTAGAACCCAGTGCTGCCAGTGATGGGGATTGCGGTGGATGTGCAGGAGCCAGGCTCTTTGGAACGCCTGGACAACAGCATAGGAGCGGTTGCCTCCATAGAAATAAGCGTCATAGGCCTCGTACTCATCCGGCTTTGATTTGGACGCATCATGCTCGAACTCGGTCTGCCAAGCAGCGTCCGGTTTCCCCTCAAAGAGCCAGGGCATGTTAGTCTGAAGCCAGTCAAAACCCTTTTTCACGTTGGCCTTGTGCTTTTGTAAATATAAATCGTATTGGTAACTCACGGGCCGCACCTCAATTCTTGATGCCAAGTTTCAGTTTGGCCTGCTTGAGCGTCAGCCCAACAAAGTCGTTCGGTTTGATGATGGCAGGCGCCTTGGAACGGGAAACGGCTTCCCCATACTCCAGAACACCTTGCGTTCCGTCGTCGTAGAGAAGCCGCAGCCGATCGTTCAAAATATCACGCTGAACCATCCTGATTCGCTTTTGTGCCATATTGCCCTCCTGTGTTTTAAGTGGTGTATGCCAGGTCCCAATTCTGGGCAAATACCTTCGTAGAGGAGTAAGGGCAGGAACGAGTCATGAAACGCCCGACCTTCCATTCCACCCAAAGGAACTTCCCTCGAATATAAATGCGGGCGTCATAGGCTTCGCCGTTTTTCAGACCCATGGAACCATCTTCCCCAATGAATCGCAGTTTCATAGCGCACAGCCTCCTCATTCATCCGTACCCTCGTAGCAAACGGGTTTATGCGAGTGCAGGTTTACTGGATGCTCCAGACACTCGTCGCAGGGCGGTTCGTTTTCCTCCAGCTTCTCATGCTTGCAGGTTTTGCAGTATTTGTCAAACCGGACAAACAGGTAGTCATCTTGGATGCTCATGGCGGTGCCTCCTAAATATCATTGGCGCTGCGATGCAGGCTCTGCTCCGTGCTGAAACCGTCCGGATACCGCGTCCTGAGTTTGTCCACATTCATTTGCAGGATGCTCTCCAGGTCGTAGCCAATGGCGTCAGCGCTGACAGCCAGATACCAGGCAATGTCGCCCAGTTCTTTGGCCATGTGCTCCCGGTCGAACTCGTGGCCTTGGAACTGCACTTTCTTCATCAGGTCAATGGCCTCGCCGGCCTCTCCGTTCAGGCCCATAAGCCCTTCCAGAACGCGAATATAAGGGACGGGGTCGGTGGTGATGCGTGACTCCGTGCGCAGCGCAAGCGCCTGGTATTCATTGATTGTCATGGTAGAATGCTCCTTTTCGTGTGTGATTGCTTGGTCAGTATGCGGTATTCTGGCGGCGAGTTGGTCGATGATGATCTTTTGGTTGATTGGCTCGACAATTTCATCCAAAATACGCTTTTCATACAGCTCCCGCCAAAATTTTTCCCTTTTCCAGAAGGATAGTTTTCGGATTTCCGCCATCAGGTCGATGCAGACCATTGCCTCTACCATGCCCCACCGTCCGTCACAGGCTCGTTCATTGCACCAGGCTGTGAATTCCTTAAAGGTCAAAATATCAATCCTCCCTCTCTACAAAATAGACGTTGCCGTTGTGCTTCACCTTCTCAAAGCCGTTGGGGAAGGTTGGAGCATTGAGTGCATGGGAAATATCAGTGGTATGCCGGCAATCAGGATAGTGACACCGGTCGCCGCATCGCTTACGATCGCAAACATAGAGCTTTCGCATTGGAACCCCTCCTATGGCTCGATGATTTTGTGAAAATCAGGCTTCGCTTTCTCCTTAATTTCGGACCACAGAGCCTCGCTGGCCAGTTCATGCGTCCAGACCGGCCTGCCGAGGAGTTTTTCGATGTACTTGTGCACTTCGGAAAAGTCGCACATCAAAATGCCGGTGTAAGCCGATAGGACTACTTTTTCATGAAGCGTCATCTTTTTGTCCTTTCTCCGGGCGAAGCCGTGAAATATCAATATAGTTTGGACAGTGCAGAGATATGCCCATTTCTTTCGCCATCATTTCATACATGAGCAGGGTGGGTTTCAGCGAGCAAACTTTGATGTGAATGCAGGTCAAGCATCGTATTCCTGGAATGTCCATGCTCAACCCTCCTTGATAACAGCGCTCACTTCCGGAAACTGATGCTCGGTCGGGCCATATCCCTCTGTCCTAATTTTGACCGTCAGGTTTACTTTGGCGCGATCCACATTGAAGTGGTCTGCAAGTGCCTGGATAATATCTTGTTCGTTTAGTCGAAGTATTTTTTCCATCCGATCGACCCCTTTCAAATATAAAAGAAGAGAGCCCACATTTCCGTAGGCTCTCCCTTTGGTCGAGGTTTAGAACTTCAGCTTTTCATTGATTTTGCGAATCTGTTTCTCGACCTTTTCCTGGATTTCGGTGTTCCCGGCCTTGATTGCCAGATCCAGGACTTCCTGCCAGTCTTCCAACTGGTCCAGAAGCATACCCTTATACTGGTTGTCTGTCATGCCCATGGGATCATCACCACCATCCAGAAGGTGAGAATTGTTGCGTTCAGCCATAACTTAACAACCTCCTTCCATAATAGGAGCTGCACTTTTTGCGCATAGTCGATTTGGCTTATCCAAGTTCATCATACCATGCTTGGCCGAAGAGTGTCAATCAGAGGTGTATCGCCCACCACAAAAGCATACAGACAGAGAACTTGGCAAAGAACCACAGAAACTCCCCTATTTTCTGCATCAAAAGCCACGTTATGGGGTGCTTTTCGACCCACTTCTGTTCCTTATTCATCATTCAACCCTCATGTAATTTACAGAAATGATCGAACTGTGCATTCAGTTCCTCATGGACTCTTCGTTTCGCCTCTTCCATGATCTCATTACTAATGGGGATATCTTTCAAGCTGGGGCCAGTAATCAGCTCACTGTACGGCAAACCCTCGATCCAGTCGCAGAAGGTGTGCCACTCATCCAGCTTGTGGTTCCGCCGGCTCTTGTAGATGTTGGCCAGCACCTCATAGTTGAGCATGACTGTCCGCCGCTGGTTGTAGGAGGAGGGGAGGAGCTGGATCATCTGCCACCAATACTCTTTGACATGATCTTTAGCAAATTGATCCCCATTTAATGCCTTTTTTTGATAGTACAAATATAAAATTCGAGCTTTATTCAGCATCATAATGGTGACATCAAGAACATTGATTGGCTCCAATACGCCGGATATATCTCCAGAACGAATCCAGCAATCGGTGTCTTCTCCGTTGACCGAATCAAAAAGATGCTCGCAGCTGAAATCATCCAGTGTAAACTCTTTTGATGTAATCTTGTGCATTGTGGAGCAGGAATTGGCCACCGTCCCCACCTTGTAGGTATCGAACTCCTTCCACCAGTACAAAGGGCCAATCATGTCTACATAGACCGTTATCATCCGCATGAACTTCCGGTGGTCTGTGCCGGCGTTACGAAGGCGCTTCATCAAATCGAGGTCGTTCGGGCCGACTTCAAACCATCCTTCTTCCACCGCCTGAGTGGACACACATGAGCCGCTATCACTCTTTGCCCAACTGTTCAAAGGATTGCGCATTCCACGAATGGCGTGCTCCCAGCCCAGAACCTCAGTGTTTTCAATTTTCAGCATTGGGTCCAACTCTCCTAACTTTCAAATTTTCATCAGCGACATTATGCTCTGGAACGATACTCATGCTGACCAATCTACCAGAATCGATGACGGTGATGCGATCCTCCACATGCGTCTTGATCCTGGTATAATATCCGCCAACGAAATACTCGTTTCCAGGGAGAATATTCGTATCGAACAATGATACCACGCCTTTGAGTCCGTCCTCCACCTTGGAAATATCAGCATGTCCGATTATTTCATCCATATCGAAGTTGTAGGCTACCGGGATTTTCTCGGGGAACGTGATCTTGCAGTCCGGGGCAAATTTTCTATTGCATTTATCCACGGTGCCAAATTTTAAGACCTGACCTTCAAACTTAATACCCATTAGTTTCTCCTTTCAAACAGGCGTGGAGCCTTCTAATCGAATGAATATCCCATATTCATTAAAGTTCGGATCGCCGAGCGTTGCTCCTGAGAACAGGGCAACGACTTCTTCCATGGTCAACTCAACGATGATGTTGCCATAACAAGACGTGCAGCGTTCTCGGTCTTCCGCTGTCTTAATGATCAGCATCGTTTTCTCCTTTCAAATATAATGACTGAGCATCTTCATCCGGAACGCACCTGATGACAAGCGGACCCCATACTAAAAATTGTCCAAAAATCATATGTCCAAGATGAAGAAGCACATGGTCGCCAATCGTTTCATCTCCGGTAATGCCGATAACAATATCGCGGACGTCTTTAACGTCGTTGCTTACCATGGTGTAAGAAGGGTTTCGCGTCCAGTCTCTCACAACGAACATCAGTTTTCTCCTTCCATAATCTCTCTGTAACGACGGACATTTTCTTCCTTGATGATTTTGGTATTAGGATAAAAGTGGTCCATGGCGTCGAGTTTCATTCGAGCGACTTCACGGTTGCCGTAAATATCTTCCCATTCATACCACTTTCCGTCTACCCAGGAGCCGTCATGTTCCAACGTACAATCGATATACCGGCAGGGATGCCGTTCGTTATTCATGAGATTCTCCTTTCATCTTTGCATTCCACTTTTGGATCGATTCCGCTCTGGACTTCTGTGACCTCTCTAAAGAGATGGCGCAGTCCGGATTGATGCACCCGCATAAATATCCATCCCGTGAATGCCAAATATGTGCCGGGCGTCCGCATTTGCAACGAACTGCCGCTATCTGCTCATTCTTCATAGATGATGAGCGCACGATCCACGATGATTGATTCCGAAGGAACCCCATTCGTAAACTTGAGCGTCAGGTTCATGCTCTGATACTTGATGTCGATGACCTTTTTGTCAGCGATAAAAGCATTGATCGAGCTTTGAAAGGCCGCGGGGTCATCATTCGATAAAATACAAACTTTCATTACTGACCCTCCAATTTACCGGCGCGATTGTGTTTCTCCATCTCCGCCAGAATAGCGTTTTCGTCGTCGCAGAACTTGATTTTTGCAGGGTCGATCCGCCGGACGCCGTCCTTAAACTCGACAATTCCATAGACTTGCCCAATCTGGCCTCCGGGATGACCACCCCGCAGCGGACTCGCATCTATCACATTGGACCAATGCTCCCAGCAATGGAAATATCCAAGCTCGCCATCTACCTCACAGAGCCGGGTTTCCCATCTGATTTCACAATTCAATCCAGCCATAGTCTTACCTCTTAAATATAATTTTTCGTCCGTACCCTACTTAATGTCCGCAATAGACTCCACAAAGCAGTTATAGTAGGTGTAGCGCTTCCCCTCATAGTCAAAGAGGACGTAGCCGCCGTCATTGCCCTCAATGTCAATTTTCCCAGTGTACTGTGCAATGATCTCACCATCTGCCGTATAAATCGTCACCGTCCGTTCGAGCCCGTTGTCCAGTTCACTTTTCTGGTCAGTCATTGCCCGTTGACCGCTGGCGGTATTCTGATAATACCAGCGCATCCCGGCAAAGAGTCCGATGATGAGGAGCATGGCTGCTACAACGCTGAGGACCTTCCAGACAATCTTTTCAAATATAATTGCGCCAAAGATGCCAAACGAAAGAATAAAGAGAGCAAGAATCCCAAAGAAAACCCACCCCTGAATCGTCATAATGTTCTCCTTTCATTGCTCCGGAGTGGAGCTGCTGTTTTTGTTGCCGTAAAATATGGCCGCGATAAAGGCCTGGGTCAACCGCATAGCCTCTTCCGGGGTTGCTTTCGCCGCCAGGGTGCTCCGATAAAAGAGAAGGGCCGTTTCCGCAATCGACCCAATGGCGCTGATAAACTCTTGTAGCTGCTTTTTATCCATTGGCAGTGCCTCCTAATAATAAGAAAAGGCCACCTCCGAAGATGAGGGTGGCCCCGATTTGCGTTTCAACAATAGTTTTTCTCAAAGTCTTCCAGAATATCAATGAACTCTGCCGGCAGATACTCTATTGCTTTCAGTCTAAGGTCGTTCGGGACGCCGTAATAGGCTCCCGCGATCCCGCCGGCAATGGCCGCAATCGTGTCGCTGTCCCCACCGAGGGAGACCGCGATGCGGATGGTATCTTCAAAATTTTCCGACTCCAAAAATGCCTCGATTGCTTGAGGGGCAGATCCCTGGCAGCTTGCGTCAAAGCGGTATTTAGGCCGGATCTCATCAATAGTGAAATCCAAAATATAATACCACTCCTCGATGTGCGCCCGGATTGCTCCTTTTGGAATTCCACGCATCGCACCCCAAGTAGCCAAAGCCGCAGCCTCCGCGCCTTTTATCCCCTCTGGATGATCGTGACTGACCTGCGTTACTGCCTTGGCAAGTTGGATACATTCTTTTTCCGTTTTGGCAACATAAGCCACCGGGCTTACCCGCATGGCGGAGCCGTTTCCGTAGCTCCGGTAGGGCCCCGGGTTCTTATGGTGGAGCCAGAGGTAGAATATCTGTCCGTACCCGGCATTGGGGTACTTTCGCCCAATCTCCTGCATACACCGAACCGTATGATCACTGAGCTCGGTATAGTCGCCTTTGCACTCCAGCAGAGCTTTGGCGACCGCCACCGTCATGGCTGTATCATCTGTAAACCGGCACCGGTCTGTGAATAGATCAAAGTCCTTGGACTTGTGGTTGTGCCGTTCAAATCTGGAGCCAACAATGTCCCCAATAATCGCACCAAGCATTCCTTTCACCTCTTTCGAGACAGAATATAATAAGGTATGGTCACTTGTCAACTTCCAGGATGTGCGCCGCAAGCATGTCTGCTGTATGCGTCCAGAGGACGTTCGGATACGCATGAATTGCCCTTGTGTAGTCGTTCCACTCTTTCTGGTCTACAAAGGCGCCCATGTGATAACGGATGCACAGGATTTCTTCCATGGTAAGGGACAAATGCTGGGAAAGCAGCATCACCGACTTCTCCCCGTGCCCTTTGAGAACCGCATCGGGGTCGTACTCCCACTTGCTTTCATCAACAAGAGGGATCGGGGCACCGCCACCATAGAAAGTCGCGTCAACCGGATGCCGGTATTGATCCTGCTTGCAAATATCATGGAACATGCCGATGATGTAAGGCGATTCCGGGCGTCCCCACGCCAGGCTATTCTGCTTTGTGAGTTCTACCAGAGAGTTGGTCACATTCAGACTGTGCTCGAATAGACCGCCCTCGTATGCTCCATGGTATTTGGTGCTGGCCGGGGCCGTAAAGAAGCCGTCGCTTTTCAACCTCTCAACGATGTTCTCCGGAAACAGATGCAGAGCAGGCTCCATGCAACTGCGAAAAGCGAAAACGCGACTTTCAACATCGCTATGGTCTGACGCAAATTTATTTTCGTCATTCATCGTCTTTCTCCTTTTAGAGTTTAATTTCAAGCTGCTCACATTGGATGCAGAATCCTCTGTCCTTCATTGCAAGCAGCTGTCGGGCCTTATTGACGGCCCAGGGGTCATCCAAAGGCAGGTTCATACCAGTCGAGTGGTCGAAGTCTTTGAATTCTTCTGCATAGGGAACCTTGGCGGCGATGTCGGGATACTTCTTCTGAAGCTCTTCCAGTTCCGTAGCCCATGCCGACCAAGCGCTATCCGAAATGAGGTTATCGTCCATTTTGTAATAGATGATGCTGTGAACGAGAATTTGTCTCCGCCTGCGGTTAAGCAGCTCTGCGACGTCTTTCCTGTTCATGACTCTTGGGGTTCACCTCCAACGGCTTTGTGGCCCAACCGACAAACTTGCCCTCGTTGAAGTTCTTCTTCTTGGACAGAGCCTTGCTGATGGCGAGGTCAATCCCGGAAAAGCTCTTCAGGTGGTAGTAGTTGAGATCCCGGTAGGGCGTATTCAGCCGGTCAATCCGTCCGGCCGCCTGCGTAGCAACCTTGTAGGAATACTGCTGCGAGTAGAATATAATAGTGTCCGTGGTGATGCAGTTCCAACCCTCGCAGCCGGCGGTGTACTGGACGAGGTACACCCACTTTTTTCCGGTAGGGATTTCCTGGTGCTTGTGACCGTTCCACTCCGCAACCTCCGTACCCTCCGGATACCCCAGTGAACGCAAAATATCCAGCTCATAGTCGTAGCTATAAAAGATGATGGCCCTGGGATGGTCCTCCATGATTTCCAGTATCGCAACAGACCGGGATTCATCCGAATTGGTCACCCGGCGAAGCGCCATGCAGAGTTCGGCTGCGGTTTCAATGGGCCTGTCCTCCCAGGGATTCCATCGCGTCCGCATGATGTCCTTATACCTGGAAATATCATACGAAACCCGGATGTCCTCATGATGGGATACTGTCTGCCGCTTGAAATCCATGTTGACCAGAATCCTGTCCCGAAGCCGGATTAGCCTTCCGGTATTGCGGTAGCCGTCAACCTTCGGGTATTTGGCCCTCCAATCGTAGATCACATGCTGGTCCACAAAGTCGGTCTTGTTGCGGTAGAACCCGTTGGCGATGAAGACCGGAATATAATCCTGCCAGGTATCGCCAGGCGTGGCCGAGAGCAGAAGCCAGTCATTCGACTTTACGATTTTGAGGAATGCCTTGGTCCAGGCGCCATACCCCACCACCCGCTGTTCATCAAAGATAAAGAAGGCGTCCTTGACGTCAACGTACTTACCAATGTTGTTCCAGGAGTCGATGACCACTTTGTTTTTGTAGTAGTTGGCCTCCGGAGTGGGGGAGAGCAGGAACGGAGCCAAATCGCCCTGCCATTCACAGGTGTCCCGTTTTCGTGCAGTGGTGATGATGTAGAGGTCTCTGGGATTCTTCATCGGAATATACTCGTCCGTACCCACTTTGCCGCCCTCTTGCACATAGTAATAAGCGAGGCCGGTCCGGGACTTCCCCGAACCAACCCCGCCGCAGAGGATACAGCCGTTTTTCATCCGATTCAGAGCTTCGAGCTGGTAGTCATATAACTGAATGGCCACGGGGCATCACTTGTCCTCTTTCTCAAGATACTCGTCCGTCCACTTTGCAATGACATTGTAGTAGTTGCCCTTGTTGCCGAGAGCTTTCTTCGCAATCGCCATAGCAAGCCCCTTCTCCGGATCGAACTCGTCGTAAACGGCTTTGACCACAGTCTTGGTGCCATCGGCCCAGAAGACGATAGTGGCTGGCTCGTTGAACATCACGTCCAGAATCTCCGGAACAAGAGCGCTATCGTCAAACCTCCGCAAGGCCTGAACTATAGCGCGATAAGCTGCCGGCGGCTGATTCATCTCCTGGACAGACTCGTAGTAAATCTTGCTGCGTCCCCGGGGCAAAAAATTGCTTCCGGCAACGCAGGTTTGACAGACGGGCGCTCTAAGGTAATTGTCGCGCACGCAGTCCTCGCATCTTGGCCATTTATTCATGTCGCATCCTCCTTAAATAAATCCATAAACGTCCGAATGGTTCTTCTTGTGTGCCATACGTCAGAAAAATACATAGGCGTGAACCAGTAATTTTCCATGCTGTCGCCAGGGGTCATTGGCTCCGTAAGGGCGTTTCCGACCTTGATATAGCCAGCGACCCCGAGCAGGGAGATCTGAATATAACACATTAGCGCCACCAGTTCCTCGATGTCCTGCCCGATGATCAGAATGTGGTTCTGAAAGTTCAGGCCCGCATCTTCCAATTTGCGTCGGGCGGAATTGATTGCGGCAATTAGATTTGCTCCTGCTCCACAGCAGCAGTCATTGATGGAAACATAGCCCTGCTTGTCAATCTGCTCAACAAGGTCGTCCATCGTGATGTCCGCCATCAGTTGGCACACGTGGTATGGCGTAAATATCTGTTTCAGCTCCTCATAGTCGAGGTGCAGATCCATAAACATCTCGCCGAGAAAGTCCTGTTCCGGGTTTTCATCCAGAGCCAGGACCACAGCGGCATAGAGTTTGGGGAAAATATGCTGCTGAGATTCTTCGTATTTGTTGATGATTTCCAGATACCGTTTCTCCCGCTCATCATAATGGGCTTTATCCACGGTATTGGACATTGCGCAGGCCACCATGACGATGAAATCCCTCCAAATATCAATCGGGCGACATTTTGGAGAAAGCAGCTGCTGAAAATTGGAGCGAAACTCGTGATAATACTCGCTCTTTCGCGTCGACGGCCTGGCTGGAATGTACTCTTTCCGGACGGGACGAGCCGATTCCAGCATCTGTGTGATGGGTGTTCTTTCTTGCCCCATCGCTTTGGGCGGAACAGCCATGGGAGGTTTCCACGGTTCCTCCATGGACTTCGGTTTTGCCCGTGTTCTCGGTTTCTGCTGGGGAGGCGTGGAAGGGTTCTTCGTTTTCTTCTTCCGGGAATTTTTCCAGAATGGCTTCATTCCACACCCTCCTTAAATATCATGCGGCAATTTACCTCATTTGCCATGGTTTTTCTCCTTTCAAAAATAGGAGAGGGCGCCGGCTATCTCCTTATTCACCGACGCCCCCACATTGGTCTTACTCCTCCGGATACTCGTCGCCGGCGTACTTCTCGGCGAACTCATCCTCTTCGATGACCACGTACAGCGAACGCAGGTAGGCCTTAACGCCGCTCTTCTCGTTCTTGGTGCCCTCCTGAATCACCCAGTTGTAGGGGCGGATGGTCAGGTCCACATTGCGGATCTCCGCGAAGTCGAGGGTGTCGATGGACTCCTCATCCAGCTTTACCTTCTTGCGCTTGGTAATCATGTAGACCGTGGGCGGAATGTTCTCAAAGCTGACCGCCACCTGAATATAATAGCGGGGTTCCTCGCCATCCTCACGGGGCGGACGAACACGGACATTCCAGCCGTCATCGATCAGCTTCTGGGCGTCTGCGGCATCTTCGATGTAGACGCAGAAGTTCCGCTGTCCAGCGCGGTTGTACTTGCTCTCTCTGCCGGAGAAGTTCCGGAAGAGCAGGCGGGCGTTCTCGATCACAAGGTTCTCATTCACTCTGGGGTTAGCCATAATAAAACTCTCCTTCATTTATCGTTGATTTGGGAAAGGTGTTCGCAGATAATCGTGCCCCTGCGGAGCAGTGCGACTTCCTCTTCCAGCTTCTTGACGCGGTTCAGCAGACGTCCCTCATAAACCATGGCCATGAAAGCCAGCAAAACCGCCAACACAACATTGACGCCGCATAGGAAGAACCGTTCGGTGGCGGCGCAGATGAACGCGGCCAGAACGTCGAACCAGAATATAATCAGCACGATGCTCATCGTCTTCACCTCACATCAAAGGCGGTAGCGTCATCGCCATAGGGCTCCCCGGGGCCGAACCAGGGTGGCGTGTCATCGTCCGCTTTCACATAGGGGTCGTCGGATACGAACCACTCGAAGTCTCCGTATTGGGAAATATCCGCAACGGCGGCGTCCACCATGGCATCGTAGTACCCCCGGTCGATGCCGTCTTCCTTACCCAGATGCTTGACCATCTCGGACTCCAGCCAACGGTAGCCCTTGGCCCCGCCAGCAGAGGCATAGCTCTTTTCGCCGGTCTTTTTGTCCACGACCTCCCGCAGCAGCAGACCGCCGTTGCAGCCGGGTTTCATAGGACAAAAGGAGCCAACCTTGCCGATGAAAATATAATTGTGGCCCGGTTCGATTTTGGCTTTCAGATCCGCAACGACCTCGTCATAATCCATGGGGTACTGTCCCTCTTTGTCCGGCCATTTTTTCCGCAGTGTTTCAAGCTCTTTCTCATACTCGGATACATCCGGCAGGGTCTCGTTCGTATCCAGGTACAGTGCGGTGGTGACCGACTTGGTCTCGCACATATCCTCGAACACGATCTCTTCCCTGGAGAACAGCTTCTTGAACACGTAGGGGATCTGGAACTGGGTGCCGGTGGCGTTCCATTCGCCGGGGTGTTTCCGAATATCACCGGGCACATAGCCGTAAGCCAGCTGGCATTTCTCCGCCGTGGCGTACTTGGCGATGTAAACGGCGTTGTTCACCAGGCACATCCGGTCGTAGGTAGCCTCGTGCTCAAAGGTATAGCCGTACTTCTCACCGTACTTCATCACAAAGTCGATGATGGCCGGCGTTGCGTCCGGGATTTTAATGGAGTCCGTCTTGATGTGGGCAACAGTAAAGCCCCGTTTCTGGACCTCGTGCTTGAGGTTGACCATAAACAGGGCGCCGCGCTTGGCGACGATATTGTCTTTGTTCCGGTTGTCCCGGAAGGGATTCTCGAAGTTGGCCGAGGTCAGGCCATAGACCGAGTTGATGGCGATTTTCAGTGCCTGGGCCAGAGCGTCTGCCGAACCCTCATCCGTCAGATACTTGGCCAGTGCGCCGTTCAGCATCTTCCGGGCCTTCTCAAAGTTCTTGTGCTTGATCTCCACACGGGCGTCCTTGATCTCCTGGAACCGCTTGGTGTACTCGGGGCCGAACAGCTCCTCCGCGATGATGCTGGAGGGGTGCATGGAGGCAATGTCCAGCAGGGCGATGTCGCCGTACATACCCGGCTCGGCATAGACGTAGCCGCCCTCGCCAACCTCCTCACCGCGATAGAGGGACTTCCCGCCCTCGAATTTGTATCCGGGGAAGATGGGGCGTCCCTTTTTGTCAAAGGCGGTGAACTCGTCGAACTCAGGTTCTCCCATGGTAAAGGGCAGGTCCCGGTTCGGGTCATAGATCTGCGTCGTGTCGCCCATATTCCGGTAATTGAACTGGTCCTGGGGGCGCTTGTTTCCGCCAAATATAATTCTGGTGGTGAGGGAGTTGGTGGTGTCATTCACCGTCATCCCGGCCACGTCCGCCAGGATCTCCCGGGCCACAAAGTCGGCTTTCCGGGCATTAAAGACGGCCTCGGTAGCAATGACATCGTTGTCGCAGTATTCCGCGACCTTCTGCCACATCTCCTCCGGAACCGGCTGGTCCCAGGGAAGACCCAGCTCCTGGTGATGAAGACCCAGCTCGATCTCCCATTTCTTCAGGCTCTGCTTGACCGAGCAGAAGTCATACACGTCCGTATAAGAGACGTTGTAGGCCTCCCCAAAGAAGCAGTTGGTGCTTCGGGCCTTCTTCTCGCTGTTGATGATCTTCTGGGACAGGTTGTAGAGCTGCTCGTTGGTGTAACCCATCAGCCGAGCGTACAACATATGATTGTCGTACCGGCGGCAGTTGAACCCCACCAAACGGAACTTCATCAGCTCCTCGATCTCCGTGGGCTTGGGGTTGATCATCCGGACCACGGTTTGACCGGGGCCTTCGATCTTCCAGTTCACCAGGAACAGATTGGGGAATACCTCTACATCATAAAAGACCAGCTTGGCCTCGTCGTTTTTCACCCCCTGCCCGTCCTCGGCGGATTTGAAGGGCATCTTATTCACCAGCTTGATGCAGTATTCCGCCTGGTTGGTGCTGTTGGCGGCGAAGGCCAGGACCGCGTTGCGCATATCGGTGACGTCGTAGGGCATACCGCTCTCATAGGCGTCCGTCAGAATCTTGTGGATAAAGTCGATAGAGGGCTTAGTAGCCGGATGGATTTCCTTATTGAGGTTTCGCTTGATCTGAACTCTAAGCCCTTTTTCGCTTTGAATGACTTTGGAATTTACCACATTGTTTTCTCCTTTCAACGGTAATCCAGAGCTTATCGTAGCGATAGGCAGGTTGTTGCATTTGGAGAGCTTGCGGCGCAGGGAGCTGTTGCCGGTAAAGACCTTGACCTCGATGTGGTCGTCGTAAATCCGGCTGAGCCGCGTCGGGTCTCCGGAATAAATATAATGCAGGTGGATGCCGCAGCCACTCTTGCTTACCTCCGCATAAGTGGCCGGCCACTTGCTCGCCTCGGCCAGATTCCGCTCAAAGGACTTCTGGCCCTGCTCGTCCGGAATATCAAAGTCGATGACGATGTGGTTTTCCGGGAGCTTGACGTAGTGCAGCTTGCTGGTGTCCAGGGCGGACAGCTTTGTCCGGACACGCTCCCATTTGTTACGGGGCGTGCCTTCTCCGCCTGCATACTGGGCGGGGCAGTCGGCGCAGTCCTTGTCAAACGCCGAAGCCTGCCCCTCCACAAAGTCGATGGTGGGGTGAGGGGGCGACACCGGCTTGTCCTCCGGCGCCTGTTCCTCAAATTTTTCCGTCCGAAACCCGCTGTAATAGTTCCGAACGCGGGACCCGTCCCCCATGCTGAACCGCTCCTCGTAACACCGGAAGTAGTTCTTCAGCTCCTCCTTAAATATCATGCGGGAGACGGGGTAGGGCACCTTGGCGTCCTCGCAGTAGACCTTATACATCTCCCAGGCCGACTTCAGGGACACGCCATCGTCCCGTTTGAACACATGATAGGAGTCCACGATGAAGTTATAAAAGTCATTGGAGGCCCCCATCATGGCGATGGGAATATAATCGTTGTAGTAGTCCGGGTCCTCCAGATAGACCTCCTGACAGTGATAGGCAATGCCGCCCAGCTCAAAGGGGATTTGCCGGGTCAGCCTCCGGTACTCGTCCGGCGGAACCTTGTCCCCGGTGGGCGTCACGTCGATCAGCCTTCGGATGACACCGGATTTCGCGTCCGTAATCTTGACCGGCTTGTTGGTTCCCATGATGAGGAAGGTCTTAAAGCGGTTGGAGTAGGCGGAGCGGAACTTTTCGTTGACAGTCATCATCTCGTGGGACACCAGCGAATTGATGCGGGTGTTGTCCTCGATGCGGGAGAGGTCGCCGTCATGCTGAATGGCCACCAGCGGATTGGCGCGGAAGGCCTCCAGAGCAAAGGCGTTGCTGGAGGAGCCCAGGTCCTTGGCGCTGAAGCTGGTGTGGTATCCCTCGAAGAGCTGCATGATCACATTGATGATGGTGCTCTTTCCGGTGCCCACCGCTCCGTAGAAGACCAGAAACTTTTGCAGCTTCTTGGACTCCCCGGTAACGATAGCCCCGATGCACCACTCGATCTTGTGCCGCTCCTCGGGAGAATATAATGTGGAGACCAGACGCTCCCACGCCGGAGTCTCCCCCGGCTCCAGGGGGTAGGGGAGGGACTTGCTGGCGTAGTCGCGCTTGGTCACTTTCGTGTTGGAGAATATCAGCTTTTCATCGAGCATATGGAACTGGTCTTTCATCTGCTTCTGGCAATACTTGTGCCAGGTGTCGATCATGCCAGTTTCCGCGTCCCACATATGGAGGACGCGAATGTTGCCGTCAAAGCGCGTGCGGTTTTCTTCTGCGTATCGGTCCAGCTCACGGTCGATCAAGTCGACCGCGTCCTGTTCATCAGTCGACCACATACCCCGTTCGTCAATCCAGATTGCATAGAAGTCGCCGCCTCTGATCATGAGGTCGCTACTTTTCTTGATGATAAACTTGGGATAGATCTCGATGATGCCGCGTTTCCCGCTGCGCGTTGAAATCATCAAGAAGTCCAGCATCGGGTCACTTACTCTCCTTTATCATACTCCAGCTTTTTCACACGGACCGAAAGCTGGTAGACCTGTTCCTCCCGCTTCCGGTTCTCCGCCGCCAGGGCGTAAACGCCCACAACTGCGGCAACGGCGAGCACGGTCAACATGCTGCTTTTACGGCTCAGCTTGGCCACCCGCTTCTCAAAGGCCTGGAAGTTGTGGTTTACCAGGGCCGTCAAGTCCTCCAGCGTGCAGATATCCACGAATTTTCCCTTTTTACTCATGCTAAATGCCTCCCTCCCTGATGATTTCGCGCAGGTAATAGTTCATCTGATACCAGATTTCCGTGTTCCGCATGTCGCGGCCGTTGTCCACGGTAAAGAGCCCGCCTTCGCCGTTGCGTCCGTACCCGCGTTCCAGGAACCGCTCCAGCGTCTGATCAACAAAATATCGGTCAAACTTCCGGTCGTCCATGGAGCCGAGCCCCAGGCTCACCAGCATACTCCAGAACCACTGCCCCGTCCGGTCTCCGGCGTCGGGGTCATCCATGATGTGCTCCTCGCAGCGGATGGCGAGGGCGATCATCATTTCCAGAATGCTGCACGGGCGGTCGTCCAGGCAGGACGCGACCATGGCGTCAGAATATAGTTGCTCGCGACCGAACCGATATCTAAGGTCGATGCCGTCTTCGGCCCGGTTGCCGTCCATCGGAATCGTATAGGTGAATTCCGTATCGTAAAGCCGCGCAAACAGCTTGCGATAGGACTTGTTAGAATATCGGTCGTCGACCACGAGCTGATACATCCAGTCAAAATACTGGTCAATCAGTTCATCCCGGGTCAAGCGTCAGACCTCCCTTTCAAATTTTCGGAGGAAGGGTGGAGCGGAACTCCGCGTAGCTGCGCAGATCCCGCAGGATCTCGTAGTCGCACCGCTTGGGGTCGCTCCTGACAAAGACGGAATCCTCCTCGTACTCCCCGAAGTGGTTCAGGGCGTCCCCAACAATATCCTCCGGCTCGTCGATGATGACCCCATTCTCATCGGAGAGGATGCCGTCGTCAAAATAGGTCAGGCTGATCTGGGTGTAGCCATCCATCTCCCCAAATTCCTTCGGGGAGATGACATAGGGGGCCTCCACCTCATGCTCCGGCTTCGGGGGCACCGAGGTGCGGGAATATCCAACCCGGCTGACCATCTTGGCGTAGTCGTTGATGTCGCCCTTCTCCTGGTTCTTGTTGGCCGCCAAAACGGTTTTGGGCGCCTCCTCCGGCTCGTCCTCTTTGGCCAGATGCTCCTTCAGAGCGGCGATCTCCTCCTTCAGCTGCTGCTCCCTGGCATAAAAGGCCTGCTTGGCGGAGTCAATCTCCTGCTCGGAAAGCTCGTCGTACCGCGTCTTGGCGACATACCATGCGGAAACGCCCCCCAGTGCGGCGCCTGCGAGAAAGGCCAGCGCTGTGCCAAGTTTACTCATTGTAGTCCTCCTCTTCGTCTTTAGTGCTCATGACGGTAATGGCAAGGCCCCCGAACAGCAGCGCCGCGCTGATCAGGAGCCCGCCGGTGATGTGGCGTTTTCTTCTGGTGTTGACCGCGTAGTCCAGCATGGACACCAGATTTGCAAATCCCTCCATACCGCTTACCTCCTGGACAAAATGGTGACGCCGCCGACCAGGCAGAGCCCCGATACGGTGGCCAGGGCGTAGGACAGCAGGGCTTTGATGCAGGTTTTCATAATGCGCGCCTCCTTTACTCATAACTGGAAAAATAATGCGCCCCCACCTGGAACAGGGGGACGCCGTAGGAATGATAGTGGCCAGTCCGGAAGAAGACCACCTCGCTGTTCGTGCGGTTCTCCAGCTCCTCCCGGACCAGCTGAACCAGCTCTTCCTTCACATAGCAGCGCTCGATACGCTCTCCATACATGCCGGCAAACTGGTTCTTCTGATAAATCACGTCGTGGACATTGCCGGGAAACCGGGGGTCGTCCACCCGGTTCAAAATGGTGTCGATAACCAGCCGCTGGCCCTCCTCCGGCTCGCCTTCCGCCTCCGCCATCACGCAGAGGGCGATCAGGTCGATCTCCTCCTGGGTCAGCGTGACGGCGTTGGGCTCTTCCATCGGTTCCTCCGGCTGGACGACAGGGGCCTTGGAGACCACAGGCTGAGGAATATCAGCCCGTTTCTCCGTCAGGTTGACCTGTTCCGCAACCGCATGGACCGGGGTGGCAACCGGCTCCAAAGCGGCGGCAGGCTCATACTCCACACAGAAGGACGCTCCGGTGAGCATTACGGCTGCAAGCAGCAGGGTCGCCAAAAATTTCTTCATGGCTCAGCCCTCACAGCGTCTGGTGGGTGGCCAGCGCGTCGGTGATGTCGCCCACCACGTTGAAGTCCAGGATAAAGGACCGCTCGTAGCCGTTCACGAAGTCCACCGCCTTCTCGCGGCACACCTCGAACATGCCGAAGTCCACAAAGTTGTCCCCCATGGGCTCTCTGGGGTCATAGATCCAGCCCACCACGGCGCCGGCCTTGGTCAGGCGGAAGCCCAGCATCTCATAGACCTCGTTGAGGAACAGGTGGCCGCGGGACTTGAGCCGGTCGTTGGCCTGGGCCTGAAGGGCCAGCAGGTAAAATTTGTTCTGCTCGGCATCCTTCATGTAGGCGGGGTGGCCCTCGTCAAAGATACGGGCATAGGGGCTGTACTTGGAGGGGTCCCAGCCCTCGGCGGCTACGTCCACCGTCTCCTTGACCTTCTTCTCCTTACCATTCTCGTCCACCACCGTGGTCTCGATCTCCTTGGCCTTGATATTGTAGCGCAGCTCCTTCTCCACCTGCTCGCCGAACCGCTCCAGCACACGGCCGCGGTAATCCTTAAAGTGTTTGTCCAGGGTGGCATAGGCCGCCGCCAGCGCCATGTTGCGCTTTCTCATGAGCTTGTGGCTGGTGAGGATGCAGGTGATGGACGCCGCGCCCAGCAGAACGGCGGGGGCATACAGCCTGATGTACTGGAAGCCGGTGTGGGCGTAGACCTGCATACGGTCGCCGCGGGCGTCCTCCTTGGTGTAGGTCTCTCCGGCCTGGGTAACGCCGGAATCCTCGGCGCTCTGAATCCGTTCGACGTCGTCCTGGGTCTTCTCTGCCACCTTGAGGGCCTTGGGAGTGGCTTGGCAGGCCATGACGGCGCTCACCACCACGCCGACCACGCCGGCGGCAACCAGGATTTCAGGGCTCTTCTTCTGAAGCTGGAACCCCACCTTGTTGAAGGTCAGGCTCACAGATTTCATGATTTCATTGGTTTTCATCGTCAAATATCCTCCTTAGAAAATGATCTCGCAATAGATTTATAGATTTTCCCCACGTTCTGGAGATTTCCGTTGAACTCCTCCAGCAGGTCGTCCAGCTTGTCGTCGAATTTCTCGGCGATCTGCTCCTTGGCCTTCTGCACGACCTCCTTCTTGAGCTTGCTCTCGTCGATCCGGGCGACGTTCTTGGCGATCTGGTCTGCCACACCGTCCGAAATCGCGTCATACTGGGCCTTTACCGCCGTGCCCACCCGGCTCTCGATCTCCCGCTTCGCGTCGGCCACGACCTCCTCCGTGGCCCGCTTGACCGCAGAATAGGACTCCCGCTCTACGGCCTTCTGAACCGCCTGGTCGATGACCTTTGCGGGAATATCGATTTCGGTGTTGTTGGCCAGGTTGTCGATGCTGGTGTCCAGCCGGTCGCACATCACCTTCATTTTGGAGTGGACGCCGATGGCGTAGCCCACGCCCACAAGCCCCAAAATGCAGATGCCGACGCCTACAAATGAATCCGCGTTAATCCGCATGGCGCTCCTCCTCATGCTCTCTCATGTACTCGTAATACTCGGTGTCCGTGGCGAACAGCATCCACCGGCCGCATACCAGACCCTTGTAGCCGCTGGAGGTCAAATATCCATACATGGCTGTGGCCTCCTTTTAGTTGATCTGAACCGTCCTCGGAAGCTGCAAGGTGTAGCCTTCCCGGGTCCGGATGACCTTTGCCGACTGAATATCCGTCCAGCCATAGCGGTTGGCCGTGTAATTGCGGCAGGTGATGCCCGCCAGGTCGTAGAGGTCGGCCACTGACGCGATGCCGTAGTTGGCGATGGCCGATTCCAGCTGATCCAGCACCAGCTCGGCGTCCCCGCGGGTCTCAAATATAATGTCGTCATATTCAAAGCCCGCGGCAGCTCTGGGCCGTCCGTACTCTCTGCGGTCATCCCGCCTGTCGTCCCAGTAGGTGAGCCGGGAGCGTCCGTCCCGCTTGCTCCTGCTTCCGCCGATGCGCCCGGAGTCGCCGAAGAGCACAATGCTGATCACGTCGGCGATGGCGTTCTTGATGCCGGGGATAATCACGTCCATCATGATATAGGACTTGACGTTCTCCCCGTCCTCCGGGACAAAGATGTTGACGAATTTCCGGGCCTCACTCTTCTTCCGGGTCTTGGCCGCTCCGGTCACCACCTTTTCCAGCTTCTTTTCCGCTTTTCCCGGTGCGGTAGAATCCGTTCTCTCCCTTGCGCTGTGGGAGTTGTTGGGATACTCTGCCATTACGGTTCCTCCTTGTAAGTGATGGGCTTGGGCTGGGGGAGTGTGATGATATAGCCGTCGTCCGTCTGGACGATCTCCACCCCGTCCACGGAGGTCCAGCCAATCCTTGTCATCTCGTATTTGAAATCGTGGATGCCGGCCAGCTCATACAAATCCGCCGCCGTTGCGTTGCCGTAGGTGCTGATGAGGGTCTTGAGCCCGTCCAGCACCTGCTCGGCGTCCTCCCCGGTCCCAAAGATGGGCTCTTCGTACTTCACACGGTCGTACCTGTTTTCCACGGCATACCGGATCGCTCTCCGTGTCGCCAGGCTCCCCAGCGCCATACCGCCCAATAACAACAGGGTGTTTTTCAAAATACCTCTCATGATGCAATTTTCTCCTTTCAAAAGCAAAAAAGGGAAAGCACCTGAAACAGGTACTCTCCCCCGGCGAACCTCTCTTCTGCTTACTTTTCAGAGTTCCCCTCGTCGGAATCCTCCGCAGTCTCTTCGACATCGGTGTACTCGACGTCTACCGCGTCGGTCCCGGCCTTTCTGGCAGCCTTCCGCTCGGCCAGCTTGGCGCCCGCAAACCCCCAGAGCTTCTTCGCCCCGCCAATCACGGCGTAAGCCAGGAAGCCTCCGACGATTCCTGCGACCAGCGCGCCAGCGTTTCCGCTGTCAACGGCCTCATCGACCTCCACGGTCTCGTCCATAACCTCGTTCTCCATCACTCTTGCGTTCATCTCTTCCATGTCAAGTTCCTCCTTATAAAGTTAGGTTCATTGGATGGTTCTCCATAATAGGAGATGCAATTTCTGCGGATGTCACCAGCCCAGATAGACCGGCGGGACCCGGTGCCCCAGCACCAGATAAGGGACGCCGTCCACCAGCTGGGAGCTGAAGTCCAGCTCAATGTAGCCCTTGTCGATGTCCCACCCCATGGTCTCTCCGATAGAGTCGTCGCAGGGCTCCAGGCCTATCTCCATCAGAAACTCATTGACGGTGATCTTCACCTCGTCCCGCATCCGCTTGTTCAGCGTGTTTTCCGCCCGGCGGAGGCTCTCGATGTCCGACTTGAAGCAGGTGTTGGTCAGCGGGTCGAAACAGGGGGTCTCGCCCCGTCCGGTGGAAATGAATTCCCGCTCTTTGACATTGGCCTTCTCCAGCTTGTCCTTGGCCACCGCGTCCCGGATGGCCTGCTCCTTCTTCACGCCGACCACCTCAACCGCCTTGTCCCGGTACTCCTTCAACGCGGTCTCCGAAATGGTGTAGGCCGTGACCAGGGCCGCGTTGCGCCGTGCGCTGATGGAACTGGCCCCGATGATGCAGGCCGCGGAGCATACGCCGGTGACGACCGGGGGAATATAACATTTCCAGGTGGTCTTGACGATCTCGCCGGTGGTCAGGCGCTTTCCGTCCCGGATTTCCTTTTCGTCCACCATCCGCAGGGCCTTGGGGGTGGCCTTGACCGCCATCACAGCGGCGGCGGTCATCCCGGCGATGCCGATGCCCGTCAAAATCTCCGGGCTGTGCTTTTTCACGGTTTTCTGCAACGCTTTCAGGGCGTTTGAAATTGCTTGTTTGTTCAATACGCCATCTCCTCTCATAAATATCAATGTTTTCATCGCTCCAGCTTCTCGATCTCATCGAGGAATCCCCTCACGGTTTCGGCCGCGATCCGAAAGATCCGGTGCTGCTGGTCCGTGACGCAGGTCTCGGCGTATAGCCCCAGCTTCGCGGCGAAACGCTCTACCGTCTCAGAGGCCAGTGTCCACGGGTGGCCCCAGACCTGTTGCAGCAGCTCCTCCACCGCCCAGCGGGAAAAGCTGACTTCCTCCGCCTCGTGCCTGGGCCAGTCGGACCTTGGCGGCTCCTCAAAGCCGTTCAGGACCTCCATGAGAAAGAGGATCGCCTGTTCGTTCATGGACAGCGGCTCCTGCAAAAGCAAAGAGCCCCGGTCAGGGCTCCTCGCTTTCCTTTTCTCCATGTTCACGGGCGGCCAGTGCTTCATTTATTTTCTCCTCGATAATCGCGTCCTGCTCCCTTCCGTCAGCCCAGGCGGACAGCAGTGTGCCGATCCCGCCCAGGGCCATACCTACAAAGGACAATACCTTAAATATCGTTTTCGAGTCCATAAAGTCAAACCTCCTGTTAAATATAGATTCTCCATAATAGGAGATGCAATTTCTGCGGAGCCCTCAGAGCTCCATGTCCTCGTATTCACGCTCGCTTACCGGCGGGAAGGGTGCGTCGATGA